CCATTTAGACGATGGTGCGATTTAGCGTACGGACTGGGCTACGACCCCAGGATACGCATATTCGTACGTATACAGGATTAGCAATCCTGCGCATTAAACCAGCTCTGCCACCCGTACATTCTGTATCTGTATTAATTTCAACAAAACTAACACAAATTTTAGTGAGTGATTCCTCCTCACTTTTGGCATACTTATCCATACAATAAGCGAAATATAACATTTCCAGAATATGCCATACACTTAATTGTGTAATTTTTGTAGACCACTCTATAAAAAGACACACATTCTTTGTGCGATCAAAACACCTTGGATTAGAGTATCGCAAGTTTCTACACGAGATCCACCTTGTACTTCGGCACCACTCTTTCAACGATTTGTGTTTTCTTTTATCAGCTAATAGCCTAAATCCACCGATCTTAGTCGGATCACTTCATTTCTTGTTGGGCACGCAAGGTGCAATGTTTTATAATATGGTAAATTACCATACACTTTCATCATCATCTTCATCATCATCTGAATTCAAAGACTCATATTTTTCTAATAATCTATCAAGATATTCATCAGCAATTTCTTGCATTTTTGTAAAATATCCAACAACATCCATAATGAATTCTGGTGGGAATCCGTGATCTCTTGTGTAGATTGATTTTGACTGCTCAATGTCGATCGTTTTGCCAATTTCCGTAAGAATCAAATGATATAAAGTTTTGCGTTCGATATCCATGAGATCACATAATTCTCTTATGCGTTTTCTATTTTTCAGATACCAAGTATTTGTTGCTTTTGGCAATTCGATATCACTCGTTGGCTGAACAACAATGGAAGAGGTTGCACTTGGCTGAGCTGCCACTACAGTATATGTACCAGTCTTGCGAAGAGATGGTAATACTTCAGAAGTTACCCATCTTTTGAACTTCTTAGCTGACTCTAACTTACTGCCAAAAATAAGAGAATAAATGCCAGATTCATTTATAAATGTAAGTCCTCTGTTTGGCACATTTTCTAACGTCGCAATTTGCGACTTTAGGATTTGCTGTTTATCTTCATCTTCAACATGCTTCCATAAAACATCTCTAGTATTTGTATATCCAAGACATTCTGCGATATCTTTGCCAACAAACCAAGGTTCTCCATCAATTGTCAGAGTTCTCACATTTCCAAATTCCTCATTATTGAATGTTGTAATTGCTGTTGTATTCATAATAATTTTCTCCTTTAATATAATGTACAGATGGCATTTCGCCACCTGCCAGAATAATAAATGGAGGCTCGGTAATTATCCGAGAAAATATCCATTAGTCGGTGTACACTACTTGATGTGTACATAAGTTACCGACAAATAATTTGCGTATGCACTAAAAGGCGTCCAACACATTTGAAATCAGAGTTATATTGCTCCTGTAAATTCTATGGTAAAATTCTATGGTAAATGTCTATACGCAAGCTCCAAACATACGAGCTTTATACCTCTGTGTTTTGCATGGCGTCCCATGCTCACCAAAATATCTTCATTGATGCCCTATAGGCGATATTTCTTACGTGTGATAAAATTAGCTTTTTGTTACTTTACCACATATACTTTACGGTACTTTTTGCCGAATCTCTTGACCTGTGAGTGGGAAGAGAAGTACATGTCAATGTGTTTTCCTTTTACTCCGCCACCAACGTCCTGGGCGATATACCAGTGTCCATTAATTCTAACTTTAGTACCTAATTTAATTTTTCTCCTATCAACAGAAATGGTTCTGCCTTGTTTTGCTCTGCGACCTGAAGCAGTTCGGTTTCCCCAACCGCCAGAACATGACCGACAACCGCAATATGCAGTAATCTTGTATGTTCCCAAACATTTGACTTTTTTATTTTTCGCAGAGACAGCAGTAGAAGTAGAAGTAGTGAATCCTCCGACTGCCAGTAGCATTGCCATAACTAATGTGATAATTGAAATTTTCTTTTTCATGATTTCTCCTTTGGTTGCTTTTCAGTTTCCTCTGGAGGTCTACTATATTAATAGAACAGTTGCAAGTCTCGGATACCATCTCTGATTTTTTGTTTTTGATGACATAGACCTCGGAACTCACGGTGTGAAATTTCTTTAGCTGCAAGCAGCGTGAGCATTTACACGAAGTGCAAATTGGTATTTTGAGAGTTTATCTGCTCTGATTAATCTTTCTTCCTATAGTTCCATTTAGCAGAAACCCTAGACACCGCATAAACACTGGGTTTAGACGGTGTCCGAAAATAAAAAGGGGATAATTTTTGGCGTTTTTTTACTAAAATTCTTTCTTAAATCTCATACCATATAAGGAAACATCATATTCATTAGTTTCATTTTGAACACGTAGATTTACGTTACGCACACAAAGTTTATTTTTATATTCTTTGATTAAATCTGAATAATAAAACAAAAATTCAAATAAATATTTTTTTGCTGTAATTTTATCGTTGTCTATATATTTTAGTAATCGATACATAGTATGTTGATTAATTGTATATTTTTTTAACAATTCATATGTTTCAAATTTCTTATTTTGAATCATTTTACATTTTACATTATAAGAATAAGTATAATTATCTAACTTCATAATTTGAATCAAAGACGTATACAATGTATCAAGTTGTTTCAAAATTAAAGTTATTTGTGGTTTTATAATTAACTCTTTGTTAAAATTTTTAGGTTTGAATAAACTTGAAAGTAATATCTTTTTATTTTTACGTCTTGCTGGACTAAAATCATCAATCGTTTCCTCAAGGTAATCCATAGTGGTTTTACATAATTTATATACTACATTTTTCTTGTCTTCGTACCCTTTTATCTGAGAAATTACTCCAAGAAAATGAGCTTGTTGTTTTAATCCAGTTTCTTTATCTAATTTAATGTGCCTGTTTTGAATACGCTTAATCTCAGCTTTGGAATCAATTTCAAATTCTTTTTTTGCTTTATCAATTTCAATACAAGACATAACATCCAACTGGCAAATATCAAAATACAGTCTTCGAAAAACATTGTCAGTATCATATAATTCTTGAATACTTTTTTCACTATTGTTAGCTTTATCCCACAGCTGACTATTTAATTGTTGTGATAGATTAATAATTTCTCCAATCAAATTATTACTTGTACGAATGTCAAGGTCTGCCTGATCTTCTGGTGTAAAATATCGTTTAGCTTTTCTTGCATGAACATTCGATGTTGGAACTTTGAATACAGAATAATTTTTTTTGGCTGCATTCAACAAAATCTGATCATCTGTGATCAACATTTGATCTGAATCAAAATCGCATCCGCTTAACCGTTCTAAAATATTATCGTTAATTGAATTTAAGCAAACAATTTCATCAGTTAGATTAAAATAGGTATCAATTTCATTAACACGAGTATTCTTTGCTACAAGAATATTGCCAATTGTGACATGTGGACTTCTACAACACAACAATTCCTGATCGTTTAAAAATCTAGTATTATATATTTCTCCTTTGTTTAAAGTCGAAATAGTTGGATTAAATTCACCAATAGAAGATTTCAACATTTCGATCGGATTTCCAAATAATACAGAATAATTACCATTGACAAGTACATGTCCCTTTTTTAAATTTTTGCGGTATGCCTTTATCAACGATCTTTTGAAATTCAAAAATATTTCCGTACGTTCGAAATCTGGGCATATATTTAACATAGTATAAATAATGTCGTTCATATTTTTTGGGTTTTCATCTTTCAATGCCTGACATTTAATATGATATTTAAAGACATCAATATCGGTGTTAAGTTTGTTCATATAATCAAAAGATGGCTGTAAAAATTCTTCTACGTCATTTTTTGATAATTGTAATGTATTTAATAACTGATAATGACACTGAACCATTTGTCCGTCAAAAAAATGTGTTTTTTTCTCATGTTTTACAACTCCGAACATACTTGGTAAATTGTTTAGCCATTGTTCCATTGATCCAAATTTCAGATATTTTACGCTGTTTGGAGTCGTGATCATCTTAATTTCAGATACATCGGTTGCGAATGTAAAACCATTTAATTGTGAAATTTCCGTAATATTATTATCATGAAACCATTTTTGAATATTTGTATTGAAACAACATGATTTAAAAAATTTATTTCTTAAAAGAAGCATTCCGTAACTAGAATATTCCTCCATAACAGATTTATCAATCAAACTCTGTCCATCCCAAATTGAGTTATGTATTTCAATAGTTTTTTCATCTGTATGAAGCCAACCGTCATTGCCAATCGTTGTCTCAATCACAGTATCATTAAAAACACTTTCATAATCACCAATGATTAAAATTGATTTTGGATCGATTTCAATAACATCAATGATACTACTTGTTGGAAGAGCAATATATGCTTCAAGGGCTGCGAGATCAATTTCTTCTCCATCTTTTACTTCAAGTCCACACAGTCCCCATTTTTGCATATGTTTTGATAAATTCTTTTCAATAAACAAACACTTGCCAACACGGCTACTTCCTGACGATCTTTTAAATCTTACATAATTTCTACCATCACATTTAAATCCCTCTTTATATAAAATATTTCTTAAAGTGGCTACGTCAACAATGGTTTTATTAGTAGATGTTTTTAAAATATACATAATTTTATGAACAGAAGTTTCTTCATCAACTTCTTCTTTATAACAAAATTGTGGAGGCAAATTATTACACATGAGCCTTTTATCTATCCATCGATCTGTCCTGACACCTATGACTTCTCCAGTTGAAGTATCTTTACAAATACAATTTTTGAATTCATTTTTAGATAATTCGTATCCAAATTTCATATATGTATCAACTTTGATTCTGTTAAATTCTTTTACGCTATAGTTAAATGTAACATTTATTACCATATTACTGTATTCTTTGGTATTGTCATGTTCATCGAAAAATGAAAAAACCTTTTTACCAATTCCAAAATTTTTCCCGTTACTGGCAACATAGTTTCTTAATTCAATTAAATCTAGGCTGAAGTCATATGTGTTAATATATTTTTTCAAATTCGGTTTAAATCCATGATCCGTCTTTCTTAGAAGAGAGTACCCTTTCGCACTCTCTTCGTTCTCAGAAATTTGATGATTTGAAATATACAAATCTTTTGCATCAATGCTTGGGATTTGCAATGGATTAGTATTAATATTTTTTGTCATTCATAACTCTCCTTTGTATTCTTTTCGATGAATCGGATTGGCATCTCATCAGATGTGTTAATTTTTTCGATTATACAATTTGACAGTTCATTGGCAACGTATTGCTTCCAATTGGTATTAGGTAGAGGTTGTTTCCATTGATATAAAAAAGTATTTGTAATTTTCAATAACCCATCTGGATTAAACAAATCACTAGAAATCAAAGGAATGTCTGCATGAAAAGTCATTTCATTGCTTATATTCTGAATCTGCGTATCAATTTCGTACCATGGCAAATATGGTTTCTGTGTTTTGATATCGTAAATACAGTCATGGAGCACGTTATGCTTTACTTCAACATGCAAATAAATCATAAATGGCTCGACCACAATATTTGCTGTCCACAAATTGTTTGCCGATTTATTCAAATAATTCACGAGTTCTTCAAAAACACTATATATATTGTTTTCCATTAGATATAAAAATCTATCTTTGAAAATTTCCCATGCCTCATAAATTGAATCCCTAAATTCTTCAATATCTACAATATGATTTTCTAAACGAATTTTACTTATAATAAATTTTTTATATGTAAAAGAAATATTCACGCCTCTTGTTGAAAATTCATCAATGCTAAGTTGCAATGAATATGGTTCGCAATTAAATTTATTTTCATATACACGTAGTGTCTCAACGATATTTTTTACCGAAACAAACAATTTCTCATCTTTACTTATGTCTTTTTTTAGTTTTGATAATGATTTCCAAACACCATATCTTTGATCAATATCGTCAAGGCGTTGCAGTGTGTATTCTATATGTTTTGTAATACGCACACGATCTGTACGAATGATTCTTGCATCAATTAAGTCAGATGTGATTAACATATAGTCATTATTTTTATCAAAAAAAGACGTCTTTAATGATACTGTAAAATTCAAATTAGAAACTCGTATAGTACAAGGAAATTCGAATGTACACTTGATAAATTTACATTTATGATTTTTTAATGTTTGTAAACTTTCAAAAACTTCGCCATAAAAAACTTTAATCTGAGATAAATATTCAATATCTCTTGAAGATAATTTAATCTTATCTCTTAATGGATTATCGTCATCATAATTTCGAAACTTTAAAATTGTTGGGAAGTAGAATGAAGTATCATTTACTTTTATCAACATACTAAGAGATGTTATTACTTGATTTACTTCATTCTGAGTAATCAATACATTAACATCTCGAAACATCTCATCAATCTGATCGGTTACTTTATCTGCCAATTCGATATTTTGATTTTGATGCACTGTTAAAATTGGTACATATCCTGTGTTTGCCATTCTACTAATCATCCTCGCTTTCTTTAAAAATCATGTCTGTCATCCGTTCCATTTCAGTTCTTGGTTTCCTGAAAGCGTTTTTATGTAAACTTTCTGCCTTGATCTGACAATAGATATCTTCTGTAATCATTTCTCTGGTAGCAGCAGAACGACACATTCCTGCGCAAAACAGTACGGCACCGCCAATCAGAATCGTAGATAAAACTATCATTCTACTGCACCTCCACTGTATTTGATTTACCGCTTAGGTAATCGCCTGCACATTCAAGAAGCTTGTAGATAGTATCAGCAGATTCAATATGTATATCAAGATCGCCAGCTGTTTCAAGCTCAACTACCTTAGCCATCAGAGCAGTTCTAAGAGAATATCTCTTTGCCGTGATTTGTAAATCATCTTCAAACTGATGCCAGATTGGGAAATCTCCTGTCTCTTTGGCAATTGAAAGTGTCACTGTAAATGTTTCATCCTCTTTGCCGTTTTCATCATTATGTCGGGCAGTAGCTAAAATTTTATGCTTTCTGTGATTGATCGGAATCTCAATGGTTGTCCCAAGGCTTTTATAACTGCGCTGTGGACGATTCTTTTTCTTCATTGTCTTCTGTTCTGTGTATTTTTCTTTATTAAATTTTCTGGATTTCATTGAAAAGTCTCCTTATTTATGTATTTGTTTAGTTTAATTATTAATTTGTGTTTATTATGTATTTCAGTAATTCATGCTTACTGTTCTGGTATAATATTCTTCTCAATCTTTCGCCAATCGTTGGGAAGAGATACCTTGAAATAAATGCCACGGGCACTCGTGCTTTCTTTGACCATTTTGCATATCAACGTGTGCTTGTGAAACCGCAGCAATTCTTTTACTTGATACCATTTAAAACAATAATCAGTGCCACCTGATCGAATATTGCTTAAAATATCGTTGATGAAAATACGATAATACTGGTCATGCGTTGGCTTATAGACTACAGAATCTGTTGTACTATCTCTTGCTCGAATACCATCATTTCTTTTTAATCTTTTCTTTGAAGAAGGAGTAGTGCGTAGTCTCTGTGCTGCAAGTTTGACTGCGAACTGTTCTTGTGTAATGTTCTCAAATGAGATACGATCAGAAGTAGCCAATAAGTCTTTGAGTTCTGTATTTAATTGTTTTGTCATGAAAATTTGTTAGATCCTTTCGTTATGTATATTATTGTTTAGTTAATTTTTAATTTGTGTTTACTTGATTACTCACAATGCTGCCAACAAAGCGATTAATCAAGGTTTTCTAAATCAGAAGAAGCATTAGTTGCTTTCCCAAATTCTCCGTAAGGTTTTAACTGTAATTTAATTTCTTCGATTTCTTTTTTATAATCGTAATTGGAATCCAAGCGATATTCTTGAGTTCCGTCATATTTATATTTATTTGTAAAAGCAATTCGACTATATACAACTCTATCAGTGCCAGGAAGAGTTTTGAATAATTGCTCATGATAGATAATCCCTGCCTCATCAAGAACCTTAACACATTTTTCAATAGTAGTTCGATGTAATCCAAGTTCCTTTCCGATATCATCATATGTTTTCACATATGTTTCTGGTCTTTTCTTTCTATTTTTTTTCGAATTAAAATCTTCTGAAACTCGCATGATAATATTGTATCTTAGATATGCTAACACGAGTAATACATTCCATATTCTGGTATTATATGGCATTGAATTCGTCTTATGTAATCGGAGCAAGTATAAGAACTCGAAGTTATAAATTATACCGTAATGTTTCTTTTGTAGGAATAAATTTTCTTCAGTGTTTTCATTCGGAACATTATATAATGTAAGCTGCTTGATTGGTGATGCAACTTTTTTAACATAGCCTTTGTCTTCAATTAATTTCATAAATTTTTTAACTTGTTCATTGATGCCTGATGAGTTGTAATTCTGTGAAAAGCTCATTTGGCGCACGAGTAAATTTGTATTATAAAGAATCGGTGGTTTTTCTGGATTCCATTTTAACATCATATTGTTTGCTAACGCCATTTGAAATAATATTCTTTTTTCTCCAAACTCTGGATTGTAGATTAGAAAATGTGGAATAACATGAAAGTTCTGTCGTTTTCCTTCGGGTTTAATTTGTTTCATAAATAATTCTCCTTTGCTATCTTGGTTATTAACTTGTGTGTAGACAAAATCTCAGCATAAGTACAACAGGTGTTGGTTTGATAGACACGTCTAAATAGCTAGACAAATAATTTTTAATCGCTCAACCGACAATATTAACTATAAGAGACGTGTTATCTATATAGGACATATTACCTATACAAAACACGGGAATATAAATATTCCCTACCTATTTTTTGTTTCGGTCGCTGACGCTTACTCAACGAAAAAATTCCGTGTTCGCTGACGCTCATCTCATTTCTCTTTTGATCTTTCATCTGTCTTTTCTTTTTATCTGTGTTATCTGTCTTGATAATTGTATTGATCATCTTTTCATTTCTCCTTTCTTTATTTTCATCATGTAGATCATATATGATAATTGTTTTATATTTTCTTCCTGCAATGTCCGTAATCTTTTTCTTGCTATCTCATTGTAGTACAACCACATATATGATCTTGAAGATCTTGGATATAATATCTCAGAATGATCTTTCCAGTAATCATGAATCTTCATTGCAATTTCTTTTCTGGTATCTGCCAGCATATATTCTCTGAGAGAATCTTTACATAGATTACTATAATTGATTATCTGGCATATCATATCTGGTGTGATACCTGGTGGCAAATTGAAAGAGAATTTTGTCTCTTCATTGCAATTACTTTTGAAATTACTCATATTCTTCACGGTATATATCCTTTCTTTTTTCATTTTCTTTTTAAGCATATTGGTATTTTAACATACTTTCTGCACCTTGTCAACGGGTGCAATGAGGGAAGTTTGTTATATTTTTATCTGGGTAGAATGTAATTTTCTTTATACTGGATTCTGTACATTTAGAAGAGCTTTTCGTGATGAATTTCCATTCTATAGGTAAATTGGTATTGTTGGTAGGGGAGAGGTGTAAAATTGATTTATGATCTCTCAAGTGCATTTTTTCATAGGAAATATCCTTGTACTTTTTCATGTACAATATATACTTGTGCCGTCAATGATCTTTTCAATGTAAAGTGTACCCCTATGTGATATGAGTGCGAGAGCTAGGTTATGTGTGAAATTACTTAGGATACTTTTGCAATGTTTAGACGAGAAATCGGCTACTAATTTCCATTTTATATGTTCTGGCGATAACTTGTTGGGTAAGATAGTAGAATTGAAATTTGCTCTCTCAGAGTACATTTTTTAAAGGATATAATGAAGAGATATAAGAGATATTTTTGTCTTGGATCTAAGATGAGTTGTGATAGATGTCTGATTTGGGAATCTGCTGCATGATGGTAGGTGTTGCTTATCTGACATGATAGTGGCTGCTAATTATATGCGATTCTCAATGTTTAGAAAAGTATATCAGTCAAATATGGATTTTGTGGTATGTCATGGAGAGTTATTAGAGTAAACATGTAAAATGGATTTATGATCTGTAGAGTGCGATTTTTTATAGGACTGTATGAAAGATAATTTTTGCATAAAAATAATCCCTGCTTGCAAGGTTAAGTATCTGATTGATAGATTTCTTGTGTTCACTATCTGTCACAAATCTGGTTGATAGTTCAAGGGATTCCATCTTATAAAATGTTTTGCCTTGCGAGGGATTGTTTTTATTGATACATGGAATACATTGAATGTCTTGTTCAATGCCATATACACGATTATATCATATAAGATACTTTGTTGCAATGAAAGATTGTTAATTGTAAAAAAATATGTCCAGAGAAATTTCCCTGAGTATAAATTCTAATAATGCATTTGCCGATACATTATCTGGGGGTGTCAACTTGAATACCTTAATATCTTTTGTTGTGTCTGTTTTTGCATAAATGCCAAGGGTTGCCTAAGCCCTCAATGGCAGTATAACATGATCTGCTAAGAAATGGAAGTGGCATGTTTTGATTGTAAGGTGTTTACCTGCGGTAGCAATGTCGAGAAGGAACGCTGACGCTTATCCTGTCTCTCCTAAACTGCGCAATAAATTGCTTGTTTACTCGGGATCAGAGAGAAGAGGTAGTTGTTGTTTTCTTTAGTGTTTGTAAGTGGTTTCTTGTAATTTATATATTTTTGTGCATGTCTTTGTTGAGAACCTTCGATATAGGGTATCACCAATTTCGTAGGCAAAATGGTTAAAGGTGTAGTGATTATAAAGATAAAGTGACGATGATTTTGTGCGATTGATTGTGGAGATAAAATCGGTTTAGAGCACGATTGGTTGAATTCATGCATTTTTCTGGGAGTAATTTCGTGCAAAGGTTGAGAGGTAATTTGTGTAGGGATTTACTGGTATTTGTGAGGGTGCTGATGGTCAAAATCGTGCTTCGAGAAATGTTAAAAATCGTGTTTCGATAAATTGTGTAAAACTGTGTAAAATTTGGTGCGAAAAATATAAGGAATTGCTTAGGCTTTTGATGGTAAAACTTGCATGAAATGGCGCAAAACAAAAACGTGTCGTCGAGAGAATTGGGGAAAATAAAGAGGAAAATGGGGCTGATTTTTTGAAAAAGTGCGATTTTTGAAAGAAGGGGTTCTGAGAGCGTCGAAAAAAGAGTAGTAAAATAAACGATTCGCTCGACGACGCCTCCGAGGACATGTTTTCGATTAGCAGAAAGTGTTTATCTAAGAAAGTGTAGGAAATTGCTTTGGAAAGTGATGATTTTGTGGGCAGGGTCGAAAAATTTTTGTTGACACGGTGATTGAACACGTCCTGCAAAAATGGCAATAGTTTCCAATTTTGTAAATGTAAACCTACCCCGCTTTTTGATCTGGTGGTATAAAAATTACATGGTTAAAAATGTAAAAATCTATTTGAAATACTATAATTTTATCAAATAGATTTTGTAAATGATTGTAAATAATTTATAGACAGATCAGGATCAGGAGTACAGATAATTTCCAACTATTTCCACATAGTATAGGATACTACGTGATAGTGTATCAGATGCTGTATAATATAATATGGTTTACGACGTGTCGTAGTATTCCAAAATAGGACTACTACTTTGCGACTATCTACACAACACTTGTCTATTATCCAACACATTATGTAAAAGTGTTGGATAGTCTATCCACGCCATCAATACAAAATAAAACTTCACGCCACACCACACTAGCAAAACAATATTTTCTTTATCACTCAAAAACCCACCTATAACTTCACTCTATACCAAGCCATCCACCCATAACTTTTATCTATACCACTTGACAGCACAATAAAACCATGCTACACTATCAGACAAACAAGTGTTCGATGTTTGGCAGATATCCAGCACTTGCGATAACTACACAAATTAAAATATAAACTAAACAAATTAATATATAGCAATCATACAAGATCAAGCTATCATACATAAATAAATACATATATAAACATAATACGATAGTATATCTCATACTACCACGCGAAACTAGATCCAAACTATGATAACTATATAATAACATATAATAGTATAATATACAACTATATACCATGCACACCTATGGCACAATATATAGATATAGTATATATACATAATACTATACGAGAGTACACCTACGGCATACGCAAGCAATACACACAATACTATAATACATATACTAATGCACTATATCAATAATGACGTACTGTATGAGTTCTTTCTATATAATACACGTTATACTTGCATACTCACGTTATAACACGTTTAAACGGTTGCAAATACGTTATAGAGTGTATGGGTAGAGTACAAGCGGTATAAGATAGTTTAATTGTCTTTGCTGTTTTTACTGGTATTATCTGATACTATGTTAACATCTAAGGATAAATTACAAGCGTCAAGATATTTAAAAAGAGTATCTAATTTAATACTGTGATTATTATTATTTAATGTTCTTGCAATGTTTGGTTGAGATGCTCCAACACGTCTTGCAAGTTCACTGTTACTTATATTATTATTTTTCATTTGCATTTTTAACAATGTGATAATATCACTTTGATTTTTAACAATCATATTTATATAATTCCTTTTCTTTCTATATAATAAGGTAATTTTCTTTTTTGTAATATATTTGTATTATAACACAAAAAACGTATTGACAACATATATCAAATATGATATAGTATAAGTGTCTTAAAGATAAGGCATTAAACAAATAAGCCTTTGATTTAAAACAAAAAAGAGTTTAAAAAACTCTTGACAAGGTATATCAAATATGATATACTTAAGACAAGTTAAGAGAGAGACATAAAAAACAAACCACATTGAGTTGTCGGTAGTTTTCAAAAGTCAATCAATTAGCAACAACTTATAAACAGTCTTAAAAAGGAGAGTCAAACAAAAGTAAATCTTAAAAATAAATAAAACGGTTGTACATGATGAAATGTACATAAGGATAATGAAAAAAGGCTTATAAGTGCTGGTAACACCTACAAGCCCATTAAGTATAAAATACTTAGTTCTAGACAATCTAAGTATAACATATCTTAAAAAGTTTTGTCAATTCTGATAAAACAAAATTCATTTTAAAGTGGCAGACACAATTCAATAGTTTTTTTGTCTTGTATGATGATACAAGTTGAACCCTAGATAATATGCAAGTAATGTTGCAAGGGTTTAACGCAAAGACACTTGATGAGTAGAAGCCGTGTGGCAGAGTAGGGAATAAACCGTAATCAAAGGATTAACACATATAAGAAGCAAAAGACAACTTATATATTTGTAATATATAAGGGCAGACATAACAATGAACGGATCTAAACTTAAGGGTGTCAATTTTTGATACTCTGTTTTTTTGTAACAAATTGTAGCAACTCTTTTCTTGCTTTAGAGTAAAAAAAGCATGGTTGGAACTTAAACCATTTAATGGTTGTTAGTGCTGATTATAGCACCATGGCAAGTATATCATCTAGTAGGATATTTGTCTTTATAACCGAACGCAAACGGCGCAAACGGCTTGTACCTTAGTAGTTAGTAGGTTATATACAAATTATATGAACAGTGATCACTGTCTTGCATACCGCTTTAATCGGCATTATAGAACTATTAAAAAATCCAGTCTTAAAAAGCTGGTCGTAGTGATAGGAGGTAAACAACTATGAAAAGAATGAGATACTATATCGACTATGTTGATAAAAAAACAGATATTGAATACTCAACTGGTTTTGAAACAAAAATTGAATGTTGGGCTTTTATTCGAAAGAATGAAAAGGATATTCATTTAACTAAAAAACCATATACAAGTGAGTTTCTTGATTGGTTTTTTAGTGAAGGAATATAGCGTAAACCATAAAGGCACGATCTAAAAAGATTGTGTCTTTTTTATTGTAACTATTTAAAATCCCGCTTTTATAAGTCGGGTATTTCAAGAAAGAAGGTATTATCATGAACACGAACACAAATAAAGATGGTTTTACAGCATGGGTTACAAACTTAGGGAAATACAATGAAGGAGAAATCATTGATAAAGCTGTAAATTTCCCACTTGCTGATGAAGATGAAATCAAGAACATCTTAAAAGAAATCGGTATCAATGCAAAATATGAAGAATACTTTGTTGCTGATTATGATGCAGAGTTTGATACAACGGACTTAGGAGAATACACACCACTTTCAAGACTCCAGGAAATTGGAGAACGGTATTCAGAACTTTCAGATGAAGAAAGAACGGTATTTAATGAAATTAGTTCAGAAACATCAACTTTAGATGAAGCCTTTGATATTGTAGAAGATGGCAATTATATCATTTATTCAGATTGTGACAGCATGAAAGACGTTGCTTATCGTTATGTTGATGATACTGGACTACTCGAAAACATTTCAACGAGTGTATCAAATTATTTTGATTATGAAAAATACGGTCGTGAAATGGATATTCGTGGTTGGTATGTTGATTCTAAAGCATTTAACGGCTACATTTCAATTTTAAATTAAGGAGGTATATTATGAACTATTATGATTTAGATGGAATTCAGACAGAAATCAAAAAACAGATCGAAAGAACAAAGTGCTTAATTGAAAAATGGGAGAAAGTTACATATCCAACCAAAAAAGATGGTGCACCATTCAAAAATATGTCAAAGAATTTTGACGGAGCTACATATACGGCAAAAGATAATAGTGCAGAATTATCAATCTGTGGATGGTCTGAGTTCAGCGGTTATGAACACGACTCTATTTTTTGCCACGAAACAAAATACGAGAATAGGCAATATATACCTATTCTTTATGACGTAAATCAGATTAAAGAAAAGATCAATAATAGGATTGACGATTTAAAAGACAATCTTGTTTCATTAGAAAAACAGTTAGAAGTATCTAAAAAAGCATATACAGAATTCCAGGAAGTATATGAAAATATGAGAAATCAGCTAAAAAAATTAAGTGGTTGTGAAAATGAAAAGTATGAAAATACTTTGTTCCATGCAATCTATGGAACTATTGTTAAGCCATATTAGAGAAATAAAAGGAGTGTTTGAACGATGGAACAATATTTATATGCTGATGAATATGATGATAATGAAATTAAAATTCTAACGGTTGGGCAACTGTTAGAATTTTTTAATAAATCGGATGATAAAAAGAACGGTTCAAGTTTAGATGATTATATTAAAGACAATATAAGAATGGATCTTATTGAACCGTTTTGCCCACATAAAGAAGCAGAAACGGTTGTTTGTGATTTACAGCCATTAGCAAAACAGTATATCTTGCAAGAAGCTGAGAAAGTATTCAACGGTATTTCATGGGTAAATACTCAAGAAGAACTTGATAACGTGTATCATGAGAAAGTCAAGAACCTATATGATACAGTTGATTTTTCAGAGTTTGTGGCATATTTATAGATTGAATATCATAGACAAGTCAAAACACGGCTTGTCTATTTTATTGAACCTATAAAGAGAAAGAAAGTCCCGTAAAGGGCAGAAGGAAGGATATTATGACAAAATACAGAGTGATTTTTGGTTATTTCAGCGAACTTGTAACAGTTGACGAACCTACAACGGACTACGGCACAATTTTAGATCTTGCGATCGATCAACTAGAATCTGATGGAAATATTGGTGTATTTGTTTCAGATGATGACATAGAACGTGATGGAATCAATGATGATATGTATATTACTGGTGGAAATCACGGACTTAATTTATATCATGGTGGTAATTTCATGATAGAAAGAGTTGACGAGTAGGAGGTAAAAAGATATGAATAAAATGAATGGGTTTTACTTTTTGATGGGTTGCAAAGATGTTTTTGTTAAAACAGAAAAGAAAAATAAAACAGTAGGTTTAGCCAAAGAAATTTGTGAGAAAATGGGATATCCAGCGAGCCAAAACAATGTAACCGAGTTGATCCGCAGATTACAAAAGGCAACGTATCAGCTTACTATACTTTCCAATGGTAGAAAATGCCACGATATAAAAGGAAATGGATTTTCTTATGGAAGTTTTGTTGACGAAAATAATACGATTATTATTGATTTAAATAAACCAGGAGGAAAGAACAATGGAAAATAAGACACAATTACATAAACCAAAACTAACAGATATAGCCGTTGCACTTGTATGGATTGTAACGGCTATTGTTACGTTTATAAGAATACCGCAAGCCTTCATTTTAGAAGCATTATTGGTAATGATTACCGCTGTCTATATGCTTGCTTGCGTTGGATTTTTTGATGATACAGATATAGAAGAATAGGAAAGAAGGTACAGAACGCAATGAAAACAAAACAGAACAAAACAATCAAGATCTTATTAGCCGTAGCACTCATGTTTACTGCTTTTTTAATGATGGAAAATACAGTACACGCAAAGACAAAAAGAAGCACGTACAGAACGATAAACGGCATTTATAACAGTGACGGCACAATTGATACGGCAGATGGCTATTGCTGGAAAGTACGCAAAGAATCATATGCCTATCCAGAGACTACCGTTGTAACTGTAAAATTCAATACTCACGGCACTAGAAACAAGCTCGATGATTCGATCGTAAAGATCAATGCAAAGAATAAGAACATCCAGCTTGTAAACGATTATATACGCCACGAGTACGACTTAAAAGCCTATAGAGTAAAGTATATCAGCACTGGAAAATTAACCGATAAAATGATCCGTGAACGTGCTGTAAAGCATACGATTTATGTGGAAATTATTAAAAGTGTTTCTGCCGGAGGTAGACATGGAACGTATGGAAAAAACTATTACATTGCATATAACAAACGTGTACGCAAAGGAAAACACGTCACAAGCTATTGTGTATGGAATCCTTGCAACGCCTATTGTGATGATGTAGAAGCCGTGGCAGATAATGGAAAAATCAGATAGAAAGAAGGTATGGAAATTATGAAAGATTATAGAACGATTATTGATAATGATACGGTAGAAATGTTTTGCACGACTTTATATGATTGCTTAGTAGATAGTTTTGAAGGCTGTCTGTTTGATAACTATTTCTTTGATATTGGAAATAACAATATGAGATGGGGCAGAGTCAAACTAAGAAAGTACGTGATGATCTTAGAAAAAGGCTTGAATGAATGGTCTAGTGTCAACGAATTGTACATGACAGACAGCGAAAAGAAGTATAGAGAACTGTTGGATATGTACTATAAAGATCGTGAAGAATATGAGAAAGAAGAACTGGAAACGGCATAGAATAGGAGGATGGAAGATCATGAAAGAAAGAGAAGTAAGAACCGCAAAGAAGTTTGGAATTTTAGATAAATGTCAAGAACTAGAACAAGAACTCTTACAAATTGGCAGAGTTGAAAAGATAGAATTTGATCTTAATGGATTTTACAGTGATATATATCAAGTAATTATCTTAGCAATATATGATATTCCAGCAACTTTGGAAAACTATTTTGAAACACGGAAGGAAGTCGTGAAAAATATCATCAAGGTTGCTGGAAATTATGGATTAACAAGAACAGAAGATGCTATCGAGGACTACGGAACGACATTTTATTTTGTGTTTCGTTGTTCTAAAGAATGGAAAAATAAAGAAAACTAAAAAGTAAAGGAAGGTACACAAAATGGAAATTTTAAAGATGACAAGAACAAACATGGTAGTGATTCAGACAGTAGAAAAGGAACAACAAAACACTTTTGATATTGGAAAAATCAAAGTCGCAACCTTGCCACCGATCGCAAAGAAAGATCTTATCGCAGAACTTAAAAGCAAAGGCTTCTGCGATGGAATGATCCATACGGCTATGCAATGTAGGTTGGAAGATCTGAACGGCTACGTGAACGTGTGGAAGTATGTAGCGTATATCTTAGCGGTAGAATTGATGGAAAGATTATAAAAGGGAGCTGGAAATATGGAAACTTCTTTTAAATTTGTAGATAGTGTAGGCAATATTTATTGGTATAAATTTAATTCAGTTGACGAAGCTCGTCATTTTGCATATGTTCATGGCTTATGTTTCTTAGGTAGTTAGCAATGGCATAGAAGGAAGGTGGAAATTATGATAACAAGAAATACATATCCCGATGGTAGAACGGAAATTTTCTGTAACACGCCTGATGAGTATAACTACTTATGCTGTGAGTACGATCTTGAAGATTGCGGTAACAGTGGAAAATACGTTGGATTTAGTTGGTCGCACGATGATAAGAACAATGTAGATGTCTATTATAAGTAGAAAGTAGGTGGAAAGAATGAGTCGCAGAACGACAATGACAGCATTAGCGTGCCACGTAGAACGAAAGTATAATACTTTATACTTCACAGAAAATCCTCCGAACGCTGGAATTGATGATAGCTTGCATGGATATAGATATTTCTTATTATATAAGAATACGTTCGGAATTTTTCGGAAATATAGAACGCAAGAAGAAGCAATTAACGGCATGACGGAAATTTTAAGAGAAGATCCAACTAATCTATTCAATTTCTCTATGTGTCGTGCATAGCTTATTACATAGCCAATTAAAGGCTTTTACTGTCTGTAATGAAGCAGACTACACCCTAACGGAAAGACTCGACTATTGAAGCTAATAGTTACTTTAAATGAACGGAATGACTGTACTACTGGTTGATGGTAGTGACGTATTGGAACGGAAAAACGGTGGCGTATGGTAGATAAAAGAATGCTTTTATCGGGCGGTTTAATTCCGCCCTCGCTACTTTTCACGATGGAAATTATCGTGTATAATAAACGAGAACAGTTAACTTAAAATCTGATCTTAAGATCAGTCGCCAAAGAAAGGAATAGTGAAAAATATGATTCTAGAGTTTAGAAGAGTTCCAGATATGGATAAGAATTTTACGAAATTGACTTATCGTGGATACACAATGCCATTAAAGAAAGGTCGTTGGTATTATGGACAAGATCTTGAAACTGGAAATCTTTGTGTCACGAATGGTTTTGAATGTGGTGGACGTACTCAAATATTTATTCAGTATGAGAAAGGGAAAAAATATACAGAAGAATGGCTGAATTTGTATGATGATAACGGAAATCAGCAAATAACAATCGCAGAACCAGATTTAACTAATATCATGACAGATATTAAGGATAATATATCTCATAGTATGGATATTGATGATTGGTGTATGGGAAATGGATATGATGCAGAATATCTTAGACAAACCAAAAAAGAAAACCTTGAAGCATTGGAAAAAGATTATCAATATTATTTATACATGGGTTGGAAGTATCCTTACTTTGTAAGAAAAATTGCAGAAAAATGTATGGGGAAGAATATTTAATTAGCTATTGTTTATAGCTTAACGGAAAATTTAATACAAGAACAAAGTAATCTAGGAAGATGCAGAAATGTATCTTCCTTTTTTTAATGGAAAGAAACGAGGTAAGAACGAATGAAAGTTAGTAAAGAAGAGTACGAAAGATTAGATTTTGAGGACTTTGTGGAAAAATTAAAACCACAATATGACACATTATGTAGCTTAGAAGATATGAAAAATGCTTGCGTTGATGCAGTTAACGTGATGGAAGTTAGCCTTGCAATCCATATATTGGAACCGATTGAGGAGTACGGTGTATGGTATTACGACTACGATAGAGAAAAGGGTATGCAGTATGTACCGCAACCACTGTCACAGAAAGAAGATCTTGTAAAGGCTGGATACTTAGAATTAGTTGGATAATAAAATGCAGATTTGGAAGAAAGATATGAGGTGGAAATTATGAACAAATATAGAGATTATTATAGTGCAATCGTAAAAACAGAGAACGGACTGGATATTGATGTATTGGAATTAGTTAACTGCGAGCTAGAACGACAGCAATGCGGAAAACAGCCGATTATTGGAATGATTGCAAGTGACATTATTAATGAATTTAAGGAACACAAATTCACATGGCGTGACATCGTAGAAATCAACGGAAAATATTATGCAGAAGAATTTAGTATTAGCGGTATCATGGAAAACCCTGATGCGTATATACTTGATGATTTTTACACAGCGGTTGCAGAAAAATACAATGTAGATCTTACAAAAAATGAAATTAAAACATACATGATGGATAATATCACTTTTAACCCTACTGAATTAGAGTTTGGGGCAGAAGATTGCGGATGTTACATTGATGGAGAACCAGAATGGATTGACGTAGAAGAACAGGATGGAAGAATTATGAATGCAGAAACAAAACAGGAAATTATCGGAATCGTTATGTGTCACGGAGAGAATGATTATGGATATTGGGGAGGATTTTCTCTAACAGAGGAAGAGGAGGAACAGATTTACGAGATCCTGATGCGACATGATACAGAAGGATGCTCTATCAGAGGAACAAGAAACGACATTGCAAACGAGATTAAAGAATAGGAGAGTGATTAGTTATGGAAAACAAAGAAGCAAAAAGAATCGCAAACATCTTATTTAATATGTCTTTAGGAATGGACTATGACACGTTTGTAGATGATTATAAAGAAGATATGGAAATGTTAACCGAAAGCGTTGGAAAATTGTCTAAAAAAGATGATCTGCTGTATTATGTGTTACACAATATTGCAGACAACAACGCAGAAATGGAAAATAAGCTTGTCAATGCAGATGGATCTATTTGCAGATAGGAGATGGAAATTATGAATGATAAAAAATATGATACAGAAATGATGGTGGCAATATGTCAAGAGTATGAAGATGCTTCTCAAACTTTATCTAGCCTGACGAAAACATTAGCAATTGTTCATATGAAGTTGGTTCAGGCAGAAAGCTATACGCAAGAAATCTCACTCAAACAGTATAAAAGACTGAAAGAAGAGGTAAAAGAATTAACAACAGCAGTACATGATGCAACTATTATGCTCAATGTTTGGGATAAAGCACGAGAAGTTTGTATGGAAGTTATAGATGATGAAAATTAAATGTCAATTTTATTAAAAATAATATTGTGTAAAAAGTGTGTAAAATATTATTGACAGTGTGTAGATATTGTGTATAATATAAGTAAGCAAAGGAGACAATACAATGAAGCAGAAAGATTTAATCAAGAAGCTTAAAGCAGGCGGATTTATCTTCGATAGGCATGGTAGTAACCATGATATCTACACTAAAGGAGATATATCAGAATCAGTTCCTAGACATAGGGAAGTTGACGAACGACTTGCTAGAGGTATTCTAAGAAGGAATGGGCTGTTGTAAAAACAGCCTGTCCTTGGAAAATCTTATTTGCAATCATATATAAGAATAGAGGTGAAAATATGAAAGCAGTATATCCTGTACTATTTACAAAAACTGACGACGGAAAATATTTAATTGAGGCACCAGATTTAAATGTATTAACAGAAGGAAAAGATATGTCGGATGCTATTAAAATGGCACGAGACGCAATGGAATTAACTTGTGTTTCTATGGAAGATAGAGAGGTGGAAATTCCTAAACCAACAAATATTACAGATCTCGATATTGCGAAAAGCACATTTTTTGATGAAGGAGAAACTATTATTTCATTGGTTGATATTGATTCAACAGAATATCGAAGAAAAATTGATACAAAATCTGTAAGAAGAAATGTTGCATTACCTAGTTGGTTAAATTATGAAGCAGAACATTCTGGAATTAATGTTTCTAAAGTGTTACAAGATGCACTTATTCAAGTATTGAATGTTACTGATAGACCAAATTATAATAAATAGTATATATAAAAACGATTAATTTATTATCAATAGGCACTTTTAATAGTGCCTATTTTTTAGCAAAGGAGAGTAAAATTATGCCTTGGGTTTTATTATTAATAATTATTTTTATGATTCCAGAGGAAACTTTGGAATATATGTTAGGAGCTATCTTAGGTGGTGGCTATGGAATTTTAATGATTATAGCATTTGTTGCTATTCTGTATGGGATTTATAAGTTCTTTTCAGATCTTTGGAATGGCAGATAAACAACTAAATATATAGGTAACTAAGACACTTATGGAAAATTCCAGAGTGTCTTTTTTAATACACAAATTTATACATAAGAAAGGTGGAAACAATTATGAACTTAAACGAAATGGAGATTCCTTGCGATCCAATTTTGGATAAGGCAAAGAGAGATGAGCTGGTGCAGAACACAGATCTTTTAAAACAGGTTACGATCAAACCGATTCCGTGGCTTCCTGGACGAGATTATATTACCACAGAACAGGTAGCACGATTCTTTGATGGAAATGTTGATGAGGTCAAGAGGTTGTGTACGAAATATCGCAAAGAGTTTTTAGACGATGGAATGGAAGTTAAGACGGTACAAGAGATCATTGACGGTCAGAACGCAACAACGGAAAAACAGAAGGGAAGAATCATGGTAACGTATCCGAACGGATTGAATATCTCATTCGGTTATAAGGGTGCTAAGGTGTTTACTCTTAAATGTTTGATTCGACTGTCATTATTAATGGAAACTTCACAGCTTGCTGAGAACGTAAGACATTATGTTTTTATCAATGACTACATCACGATGGAAGAACAGAGAGAGCAAGAACAGGTGGAAGCAGGCGTGCAGCTTGTAGATACAACGGAAATTTTAGGCAGAAGAATTGATCTGTATAGAAGCATTGAAGATCCGTTATTCTTGGCCAAAGACGTGGCAGAATGGATTGATTACAGCAAGAGAGATAATGGAAAATATCGTACAGATAAAATGTTAGAAACAATTGATTCTGAAGAAAAATATAAGACTAAAATCCTAAGTGCTAATAATGTTAGCACTCAAAATTTAGGTCAGTTAGATAGTAATGGAAAAACAAAAACAGTGTTTTGGTTTCTCACAGAAGATGGACTCTATGAAGTATGTATGCAGTCACGCAAACCAATTGCAAAACAGATGAAGAAACAGATTAAAGAGTATCTTAGAAACATCCGTAAGACAGGAGGTGCGGTTGACTTTGGGAAAGAGTCACAGTTCATCGAACACTACTTCCCGTCATTTTCTGAGGATGTCAAGCTTGCTATGGTAACGGATCTGCGAACACAAAACAAAGAACTCAAAGAAGAGAATCAGAAGTTGCAGAATGATAATAAGTTATTAGCAGCGGAAATTTTGACGTGGGATGATCGCAATAAGATGAACGCTGGAATTAGGAAGTTGGCTGCCGTTACAGGAACACAATTCTCTGTTATGTGGAACGAGTTGTATAAGAACTTACAGTATAAATATCAGATTGATGTTAAGAAACGTGGAAAGAAACCATTTCTACAGTGGATTCAAGAACATGAATGGGATAAGGTACTGAAAGTCTTTTGTGCAATGTGTGAAGCTAGAAACCTATCTCCAACAGATATGTTCCAACAGACAGCACCAGTGGAAAATTTATATGATAATGAAAGTGAGGATGATGAAGTATGGAATTAGAACAGGTTGTTCATTTCTTTGAACAGTTCTGCGGAATATCTTTTGTGTTATATGTGATTGTTTTTCTAGCTTGGTTATCGCTAAGAAAAATTAATCGTGAACATAATAAGGTATATTTAAGCAAATATATAGACGTATTAGAGGAAATATTGGAAGCTATTATGAAGCCTATGAAAGTAATTACGACATTATGGGTTATCGTAGCTTTCGGAATGCTTATTTATCAGCTGATTTAATTCCATATAATAATTTTGGCAAAGAACCGAGTGGAAGGTTCTTTTTATTTTACGGAAATATTTGACGAGAACCGATTTGGCAGGTCGGTTCTTTGTCAAATTTATTATACACAAACTAATGATTCACTAAGCATATAATTGTTAATGGAAAGGGTGTTGATTACATAGAGAGCTAATAGGAATAGAATAGGTTTCTATTAGGATTGGCACACTAATAGTTGGAATTAAATGTTGATTTTATTCCTATTGGTTTACGGAATACAGTTATACAAAAATAATGAGTGTAGAGAAAAATAAGACAGTTTAGAAAGGAAGATAAAGAATGAATCTACAGTTAGTAAAAACGGAAAATTTTAACGATTTATCGTGTGATTTTTATAGTTCTGAGGACGATATTTGGATGACGAGAAATCAAATTGGAGAAGCACTGGAATATGCAGATCCAAGAAAAGCAATCCAAAATATTCACGACAAGAACAAGAATCGGTTTGTTGGAAAATCAAGTGTCCTCAAAACGAGGACGGTTGATGGAAGGAATAGGGAAACAGTTGTATATAATGAGCTGGGAGTATTTGAGATATGTAGATTAAGTCGTCAACCAAAAGCAGATGCCTTTATGGATTGGGCATGGAATATTATTAAATCTTATCGTCATGGAAAATTAAGAACAGGAACTCCTGTAACGACAGTAGAGCAATTTCTTACAGAACAGACAGAACTTATGAGGAAGATGGAAAGAAACAATGAACGCCTATACAATGTTACTATCAAAGGTTTCAATCAGTTAGCAGACATTGTGAAAGAGATGAAAGCCGAACGGAAAGAACTGTATAAGCAGATTGGTAAACCTACGAAAGATATTCCAGTAGTGGATACGGAAAGTGTTATCGCAGAATACAAACTTAATGAATGGAAGTCTAACGTCTATGGAATCATTAATGATATTTTGAAAGAATCCGATGAGTTAGGAACTACCACGAGAGATATTCTTAGAGAAGCATATAACTATTTAACTAACACATATGGAATTGTGTGGGAACAGGATCGGAAAGAATACAAAGAGAAATACAATATTAGTGAAAGAGGTAATGTACCAACGATTGATCTTTGCTATGATAAATATCCTGATCTGCTAGTTAATTCATTGGAAAAACTTCTGCGACAGTTCAGAAAAGAAAATGCACAGCCTGATTGGGAAGAAATGAAGATCAAGATTACCAATTATGCTAATCATATTGGAAATAAGTCTAAAGGTGGAACGTCTGTTTATCGGAAAATCTACACTAAGATGACAGAGAATGGAGTTAACTGGGATGAATATGCTCATGGGTTGTCTAAATCTCATCTTATTAAAACTAATGCAACTTTGTACAACAGATTTTACGAAGCAGCGGTGGAAATTATTTCAGAAGAATAGAGAGGTGTGATATAATTATGACACAAAACGAAAAAGGAGTTGTCTCAAAATGAATAAATTGGAAAACCGAAAAGAAGAAGCTAAAGAATATAGGAAATTAGTTGATAAATGTTTAGCTTTAATGGATAAATACGTTGGAGTAACATTTGGAATTCCTGTATGGGTAGATCGTGGCTCTCATACACTAGAGTTTAAAAAGAATGGAACTGATGAATGGAGACTCCTAACAAAAGAAGAAGTGTCTAATATTATTGAAAAATATGAGATGTTAGATTCTGTAGCAGCAAAGATTACAAAAGAAACTAATATGGGATATTGAAATGAAACAAATATTCGATCAGAAGGAGTGATAGAAAAATGAATATATTAACATTAAAAGGGAACGGAAAATCTAAATTTCTCAGTGATTTTATTGATAGTTCTCGATCAGAAAAATGTTTTGTAATCATATTTGAAGATGAAAACATTTCTCGCAGTCTGTTTTCAAGATGTGATAATTTTATTTTAGATGATTCGCAGAGCATTAAAGAGGAAATGGAAAAATATTTAGGAATTGTTGAGAATTGGAGTGACAAACTGGAATATTTAATAATATATAGTATAGATAAATCCGAAAAAGATATGATCAATTTGGATGTATATTATTTATTAAATCAGGTTAAAGATCAACCGTTCTTTAAAGAGCTAACTTGCATTGTAGCTTGTAAGGAATAAAGGAATTAAAAAGGAGTGATTAAAATGGAAAAATCTAAAGCATATACATCAGAAAAACCATATATGTGTGTTTACGAAACAAAAGAAGATGGTATTGGCTATGCGACATTTGATAATGAACAGAGTTTATTAGAATTGTTAAATGAGTGCAGAGAAAACGGAGATAAGATTTTAGATGCCTGCAAGGTTGAGGATCGTTATGAATTCAAAGATGGAAAATTTGAGTCTAAATATCAAAGAATGTATGGATATACAATTATCAAAGCGCTTAAAGATAAGAATAAGGAATTAGGTAATAAACTAAGAAAAGTAATTGATGAAAGGATCGCCATAGAAGAAAAACTAGCAGATACAAACATGCCGTATCAAAAATATATGTATTTATTGCGTGATAAAGAGGATATTGAAAAAACAGAAGCAAAGTTAAGTCAAAGGAAACAAATCGTAAGAGATATGTTAGATGTCTGCTATGAAGCGGTATGGGAATGTGACGATCGTATAGATAAAATGAAACTTTGATGGAAAGGAAATGGGATAAGTATGGCTAAATATGAAGGCACTTACGCTTGTGGGCATGATGGAGTAGTAAATGTTATTGGAAAAATGAGTGAAAGACAGAGAAAAGTTGACTATGCTTTTTCTCATCTATGTCCACAATGTGAAAAAAAAGAAAGAGAAAAACAGATTACAGAAGAAAACAAAAACTCTGAGGCACTATCAAAAGAATATGGATTTCCAGAATTGACAGGAACAGAAAAACAAGTAGCGTGGGCTAATACAATTCGATTGGATGTTTATAATGAGTTTGAAAACGACAGAACAGTACAGGAAATTATAGAAAATGAAACGACAGCCTCTTTTTGGTTAGACTTAGATCGATTTATTAGTAAACAAGATTTTCTGCGAAAATATAAACGAACTAAGAGGGAGAAAGAGCGTCGAGAAAGAATCATTAGTATTGATGCTGTGGCACCAGAAAGACTAGAACATGAAGGTGTTGTGGAAATTGTTAAAAAACTTGATAAAATATGCTTGTTTTACCTGAAAGATCAGGATTTCATTAATTTGGTTAAATCAAAAGATTATAGATGGAATGAAGATGATTGTTGTTGGTGTCGTTGTCTGACCGAGAAAAGCGGAAATTATGCTGACAGAGCAGCAGAAATTGGACACAGTTTATTACAAAATGGGTTTGCTATTTGTATTCATGATAGCGAAATCACAGAAATGGCAATCAGCGGTAACTATAAAAAAGAAAACACTCGTTGGATTAATTACGATTCAAAAGATAAAGTTCTAACATTGCGTTGGAGTGCAAGGAGTAATGAAATTTACAACGCTTCAAGGAAAATTGTGAATAATCGATATAATCGAGACAAAGGGTGCGTGGAAGTACCTATAGTCAATTACAGGTCTGTAAATAACTTTGCGAAAAAGTATGATTTTTGTTATACTGAAAATGCACTTGATGCTATCGAACAGTATAAAAAAGAAGTCAGAGAAATGAGAAGGGTTAAGGTGGACAAGTAATGGAATATATTAATCATTATACTCTGTTGACAGGGCATATGAGAAAATCTTATTCAGAGGAAATCAGTAGTGAAATAAGAACTAGAATGAGAGAGCTTATTGAATTTGATAGGAATGTATCATCTAATTACACAGTACCGTTTATGGATGGAACTAAATTGCATATTACTGCGGATGGAGCTTTCTATTGCGCAGAAGTTATATTAGAGGCTGAAGGCGAAAATATTGTATTGCTGACAACAGTAGGATGCAAAGATAGAAGCGGATTATCCCTTGCAATGAAATCAATAGAGTGTGCTTACAAAGATTTGTTTGGAAAATCCTTGGGTGAATATCATCCTGAATTGCCATTTATTGTGGATATTCCAACGCCATTTTGTACCATAATTTCAAACTGGTCAGGAGATTTTTGCAGAACCTTAGCATGGTCGGTTTTTGATGACAAAGATGATCAGACAGCAGAGGAAGAAGTAGAAACAAATACAATTCGTAGAAGTGTAGCAGATCTTCATGGAGTAAAGAAAGATAATTACGAAGGACTTCCAGAGGAATTAAAAGAATTCAATTATTACTTTGTGGATTGTGGACATTCTATTCTTGCAATTCCAGAATGTAAGTTAGACGAAGCAATTAAAGATGGAGATTTGGATATGTTTGAATGTCCATTTCCTGTTAAATATGTGCTTGAAAAAGGATATAGAATGTATAAAGATCATGTAGTTTGCGAGGCAGAATATCATCCTGCATTTGGGTTAATAATTGATGAAGAATGGGATGAATTTTAGAGTAACTTAATAAGATGAAATAAATTAAAGCATATCATTTTTTGGTATGCTTTAAAAATACAAATAAAAATATAGGAAAGAAGAGGAAATAAATGGAAAAAAATATTAGGAAAGAAGGAGATTATATAATATCAGAAGATGTTCTTGGAACATCATATAAACACCCATCATTTGGAATGTTATCATTCAATCGTACTCATGGCGGGCATAGCAATTTATTTGGCAGTAGCATTCAGCATAACGATACAATCCATATGGTATTAAAGGAAGGTGTGGTTATAAGGGGACTCAATGATGATAGGTATGTTGGAGAAGATGAGATTCTGGAAGTAGAAATGTCGCAATCACAATTTGCGGAATTAATTACTTCTATGAATGTTGGAACAGGTATTCCATGTACTATTAAATATTTACGTGGTAAAGAACGTATTAACGAAGCGGATTTTATCAATAAAAGACAGCAGATAACAAATGAATTTAAAGAGTCTATGAACGAGCGTATGAGCGATGCAAAAGAATTTTATGATGAAGTCAAGGAGCTTTTTACTACGAAGAAATCTATTGGAAAAGGCGATCGAGAAATGATCCTGAGAAGACTTGCCAACGTGACTCAAGGTATTGAATCTAGTTCAAAATTTATCTTTGATCAATTCCAAAATCAGATAGACAAAACAATTACAGAAGCTAAAGGAGAAATCGAGGCTTTTGCACAGAATAAAATTAATGCAATAGCCCAACAAGCTCTTGTAGAACAGAAAGAAGATATTTTAAAATTAGAGAATCCTGTTGATGTAAATCATATGGAACTTGATGAAGAATAAAACGAAAATTTGATAGGTGGTGGTACGAATGGTGGATTGGGATCAACATAAATGTATAAAGGAGCGTTCCCTGCACATTTGACTAGGTTGCTAGTGGAAATTTCTAATTGCTGGGTAGAATCTATGTCTGAAAAATAATGTATATTATAGGAGATGATAAGAATGGAAAGTATTTATAAAAGAAGGGCAGATAGTGACTTGATTGTGGAATACAAACAATTTGAAAATAAAATGAAAAATGGTAAATTAACTGTACACGAACAAAGAATGTATGTTACATTACTATCTGAAATTTCTGATCGTTGGATAAAACAGAATGAAATTGAAAGAGGTGCTAAATGAGAAAACCAATAACAAAATGTCCGCACTGCGGAAGTGATCGTGGAATGGCTGTTAGGTTTAAAGCTACTGGAACCGATATATATAGTTTTGATGGACATTTTCAAGATGAAGAAATTATTGAATACTGTACATATAATAAATGTATGACATGCTGTGACTGTGGTAAACGTATAATGAGTTATGATGAATTTATGACACATTATGCAATCGATGAATTAACAGGTAAGCATTTAAAACAGTGAAAGGAGAATTTTATCTCCACATATAGAGGGGAGCGATGCCATGAGTAACACAGGATGGATTAAACTCCATCGGAAAATTACAGATCATTGGCTATGGGAAGACAAACCATTTGCCAGAGGACAAGCAATGATTGACTTACTGATTCTCGCAGGTTATAATGATCAACCTAAGTATGTTGATGGAAACTTAGAAACAGTCGAGCGAGGATCGATGGTTACTTCGATCAGAAGATTGTGTGATCGATGGGGGTGGAGTAATTCAAAGGTTGTCAAATTTTTAAAGACACTGGAAAACGACAGTATCATACATGTAAAAAGCGACACTAAAAAGACAGTCATAACCATAGTAAATTACAGTGTTTATCAAGGTTTTGTAGATGAAAAAACTACACAGAAACGACACCAAAACGACGCAGAAGCGACACATAAAAAGAAAGTAAAGAATAATAATAAATATAATAATAATATAAAGCGATTCACACCGCCTGATTGCGAGCAAGTCTCCAGATATTGTCAACAAAGAAACAATGGGATTGATCCAGAAGAGTTTGTGGATTATTACACAGCCAAAGATTGGATGATGGGCAATAGCAAGATGCAAGACTGGAAGGCAGCAGTACGAAACTGGGAACGAAATCAGGCTAAGAAGAACGCTAAACAAAAGCCAAAGGTAACGAACCTTGCACACTTGGAATGTGATCGTGATTATGATTTTGGTGCGTTGGAAAGACAGTTGTTTGAGAAGCAGATGACAGGATAAGTTTGACGAAAGGATGGAAAAATGTCAGAAAATATTTATATTCACTACGGAAGTGATAAGTTTGAGAAAGAGTTGTTTATGTCAATTGTGAACAGAAACATGATTAACAAACCATTTGGAGGTTTATGGGCATCGGATATAAAGGCGGATCAGCCGTGGGAGAAATGGTGTATTGATAATGATTTTAGAATTGATAAACTAGACAAAAACTTTAAATTTACATTGGATGATTCGGCAAATATTGTTGAATGGACAGCGAAAGCCGATTTAAAGCAGGTTCCAACGCAAGATCTATCGGGATATCTCCCAGAATATTTATTTGATACAATGGGCGTTGTGCCAGATTTTGAGAAGATGGTCGAAGATGGAGTTGATGCAATTAAGCTTAATTTATCCAAAGGTGATTATGAGTTATATTATGAGCTTTACGGTTGGGATTGTGATAGTATTCTGATCATGAATCCTGATATTATTAGACCATTGTAGAAATTGAATAACAGAATGAGATTGAGAAGCTTATGGCTTCTTTTTATTTTGCCTAAATTTAGAGAATAGGAGTAAGAATTATGGAATTAATCGAAGTAGAAATTAGACCAGAAGTACGTGAACAGTGCAATAATTAGAGAGGAGAGATTATCATGGCAGCAACACAGTTTGAAGTTATTGAAACAGTAAACAATAATAACGCAGAAGAATCTGAAACAAAGATTAAAAGACGTAAGGATGGAAGTCCTAAATGGACTCGATCTAACAAACAAAAAGGCGTATCATCTTTAGTGTATCCGATCAAGGACAGAAAACAATTTGCAGCCTTTAATGCATATTTTAGAGACCAGATTGATAAATCGTACACAGAGTACAAACGATATGTAGCTGCCAGAAACAATCTTTTGGTTGCAGTTGGAAACAATACAGCATATCGTATCTCTGATATCGTCAGACTCAAATGGGGCGATTTATTAGACGATAAGACTCGTAAGCAGGAAAAGAAAACAAAGAAATTCAGAACTGTATACTTTAACGATTTGGTAACTGAAGCAGTGGATATTTTCTTTGAAGCTGTTGCAGGAACTAAATATGATGTCAAGATTGATGGCGAAGTGCCAATGGATGATTATGTTTTTGGAACATGTAAGTCTGGATCAGGACACATGACTGAAGCAAATGCTTTGGATTTTGTTAAAAAAGGTGCTAAAGCAGTTGGAATTGAGGACAATATTGGTACGCATACATTACGAAAGAACTTTGTGTATTGGACACTTGTCGATCATAAAGATGATCAGAACGTATTGTATACACTTATGAGATTATTGCATCATAGTAGCCCTGCAATGACGTTTTTATATGCTACAATTACAGAAGAGGAAACTCATGTGTTATTTGATGATATTGCTCAGACGTACAAGGATATTATCAGCGGAGCATTTAACGGATTAAAGGAAAATGTTATTAATGTGAGTTATGATAGAGTTATGGAGATTATCAAGTGTGCTTATGAGACTGGTAAGGATGATGCAGATCAAAATGATAGGGTACATGAGGACAATATGCAGGCACTAAAAGAGCTGCTGGAAGGAGTTATTTTATGATATTTGTAACAGGAGATACGCATGGGGATTGGATGACTCGATTAAACAGTCATTCTTTCCCAGAAGGAGTAGAGTTGACTAAAGATGATTACGTGATCATTTGCGGAGATTTTGGATTGTGGCATGACACAAAAGAAGAACGACATAATCTGGAATGGTTGGACAACAAACCATTTACTACTTTGTTTGTATGTGGGAACCATGAAAATTATGATCGGCTGTACGAATATCCTGTAGAAGAATGGAATGGAGGAAAGATTCATAAGATTCGTGATTCTACCTTCCATCTCATGCGAGGACAGGTATTTGATATTCAAGGCAAGAAATTCTTTACGTTTGGCGGAGCAAGTTCCCATGATGTTCAGGATGGAATTTTAAAACAAGACGATCCAAGAATTAATGAATGGTACAGAGATTACGACAAAATGTTTAGGATCAATCATACGTCATGGTGGAAAGAAGAGCTTCCTTCAGAGGAGGAAATGACAGAAGGTATGATGAATCTGAAGCAGAATGGATTGCAAGTGGATTATATAATTACACATAGTCCATACGCATCTGTATTATGTCAAATGGATCAAGGATCAGGAGTGTATAAAACAGATATATTGACGGATTATTTGCAAGAGATTAAAGAATCTGTTGAATATAAAAAGTGGTTCTTTGGACATATGCATGTGAACCAGAACTTTCCAGGAGATAATGCGATTGCAATTTACGAACAAATTATTAGGATTTTATAGGAGAATTTTGTATGAAGATAAATACGATTAGACAAAATAAGGAAGAAAAGAAAGCAAACCAGAATCTTATGTGGATTTCAGCAGAGATTCCACCACTAAAACCAGATAACGCATCACGTTATATGAGATATAAAACATATCCTGTAATCGTGGATTACAAATATAATGATGGATGTGTAGACGAAGTGCTTGATTTCTGTGACTATGATTTTGAAGAAAAGAAATGGAAACTGGATAATTCTCATAAAGTTAGACAGTATTTCCCACTTCCAAGTAAGCACAAAGTAAAGTGTTCGAACAAAAAGAGAACATTTGTTCGAAAAATATCTTGATTTTGTTCTATGGTAGCATTATAATAAGAAATGTAGAGATTCTTTGTTCACAATAAAAATTAACTTTCTTTCTTGCACCTATTGACAGGGTGCAAACAGTATGGTATATTTAATTCATGAAAATAACAAATGCAACTGGGGAAAGTTGAGGGACGTAAAAATGAACGGATATACTAACAAAGAAAGAAAAGGAAACGATAACAGAAAAAGAAAAGAATATGTATATGGCAAATATCAAAATCCTCAAGTTTGGGGAATATATTTTGCAGATTTGCCGAAAATTGAAGGTAGTCACATCTTGCATGGAAAAAGACCAGTTATTGTATATTCTAATAATATTTGTAACAATACGAGTACAGAGATTAACGTGTATCCAATTACAAAAAAATTAAGGAACTGGATACCGACACATGTAACCATTTATCCAAATACCAGTAATGGATTAAAAATGGTATCACAGGTGTATTTAGAGCAAGGAAGAACAGTTCCAAAGAATAATCTTTTAGAGTATTGGGGAAGAATATCTGATCTATCTTTAATGTTAAAAATAGGACATGGCATTTTAATACAAAACGGCATGTTATCGTACATGAATGCAATGGCATCCTAGAAATGGAGAATATTATGAATAATAAAGAATTGATACAAAATTATATAGATTCTCACGTATCAGAATCACGTCGCCCAACATGGAATTGGTTATTAGATTCTGATATTGCGGACGACAATGAATCTGGGTTAACGTATGCACCAGGTACAATCCAAGAGGCTATATTATCAGATACTAGAGGTAAAAAAACCAAAAGTATGAATTCTATTAAAAAAAGATATGACCAGCTCGTTAAACTATATACTTATGCATATGAACAAAATTACATTAAATATAATCCATTTGTTAATGATAAATTTATAAACTTGCAATTAGCAGTTGATATATATTTTTCAAATAGAGTTAATGTTAATTATGTTACACCAGATAAAATAAATGCGTTTATTTCGAATCTGATGTCGTGCAATGCATCAGCCGATACCAAATTGAATACTAGATTTCACATTGTGAGTTTATATAATGGGATAAATGGAAAGGAGTTAAGAAATCTAAAATTCTCAGATATTAATCAAAATGATTTAACAATTTTTGGGAAACCAGTCTCCAAAGATTTTATCGAGACATTGAATGAATATAAATTGAAAATGGGAGATACGAATATATATGATGATTTTGTATTAATACCACGAAAAAAATGTAATAATATAGAAGAATATCAAGCAGAGCAAAAGAGGATATATAATAATGTGCAGTCTCAATTAGAATTAACTGGTAACACTTTATCTTATGAAAAATTGACAACCATTGATGTTATTAATTCTGGTTTTATACAATATTTAAAATCTAAAATGGATATCAAGGCAATTGCAGATTTATATTATATTAAATCAAAAGAAGGAATCGCACGATCTGTAATCGCACGTCAATTTAGTGATATTGCAATTGATTTTTATTATAATTATTATATATCATATAGAATAAAAAAGAAACAATTTAGCGATCGTCAAACGGTAATCGGTAAAAGTATTGGTTACCTATATAAAGACGAGGACTATAAGAATTATCGTGCACATCAAATAATGGCAGAATAAAGGAAGGTATATGTATGGACAATCAAATATTAGAAATGTTAGCAGCGAATCAATCAAATCAAATGCATATTGATGTACTTGATTTACACTCATCAGAAATGTCATCGTGGTTTCTGAGCGAATATAAGATTCGAGCAGATGATAGAAAGATGAAGATCTATGGCAAAGATAAAGATCTTTCATATCATTGGATCGAATTTATTCAAGATGAGAATTTGTTCTCTCATATTAGGCAGGACGACATATTTGACATAATCAAATGCCTGCAATTTACATACAAAGAGAGATACAATGTTGGCATAAAAATACAGACAATAAAAAAGAAAGCAGAAGTCTTTGGTAAAACTTCTACTTTCACACAAACTAAAAATTTCAACTAAACAAATCATAGATAACAAAAAAAGATTTTTTGAATCTACCGTGTTGGCAGCACGATAGAAAATCGAATTTGATATTTAGAATTGTTTAATCTGAAAGGATAATAATATCCTTAAAATCATTATAACAATTCTAAACATGTTCGTCAACATGAAATTTTTTCCAAAAAATACAACTAAATATAGGAGTGATGTATGAAATACATAATTACGAATGAAGAGTTCTATGTGAAAAGAGATCATGCAAGAAATAAATACGTTCGTGATAATCGTAAGTCTGAAGCTACTCAGTTTACCTCCAAGCAAGCAAAGCACATTTTAGGTTTGAAGCATAAATATACGTGGATGAAAGACGGATTTTATGCCAGAGAAATTGAGCTAGGTAAAGTTGGAAAACCTATGGAATCTAGTGAAATAATGCGTAAAGGTAATGGAAATTGCTTTATGGACTGGGAATGTGATAATACATTGATCGACAACATAGAGACTGAGGAAAGAGCTATAGTAGGACTTCTAGCATATGACTCAGATCAATTAGGAGAAAAGAAGTTTGAATTAGAGCAGGCATTATCATATGCCGATTCTGCCAGAAGTGATATTCTTCATGCGATTGAGTTTAAAAAGATTGATGCTGCGAAACGTGCAGTGATTGTTGGGTATCTTAAAACCTTACAAGAATTGCACAGAAAAATCAAGAATTGTATTCGATACATAGAAGTGATGCAGAATTGCATGGATAATCAGAAAGATATATGTACTTTGAAGAAAGAATTAAAAGATGCAGAACATAAGTCGTATGTCGGCAGGACAAAGTATTATGAGCTGATCAAGAATATAATCGGGTAGAGTTTCTTCCTTATTATATATGATGACTCGCACAGGCATTTGTGCAAAATTAAAATGTAAAATTATAACTTAGGAGGTATTTAATGACAGAAGAAAAGAATATGGTAAATGAAGGATTAAACACATTGGTGTTTAATAATGATGAATTTGGGAATATCAGAACGGTAATCTTAAATAATAACCCGTGGTTCGTAGGGAAAGATGTGGCTGAGTGTCTTGGTTATACAAATTCGAAGAAAGCAATTCGAGATCATGTTGACGATGAAGATAAAATTATGGGGGAACGAAACGTTACCCCATCTATAACAGACAAATTAGGGAGAGTTCAATACCCAGTGTTTATTAATGAGTCAGGTTTATACGCTTTGATTTTTGGAAGCAAGCTTGATAGTGCGAAAGAATTTAAACATTGGGTGACATCCGAAGTTCTTCCGCAGATACGCAAAACAGGTGGATATATTCCGATTGAAAAAGAAGATGATGATTTAACCATCATGGCGAAAGCACTGAATATTATGCAAAACACTTTGGCACAAAAGGACGAGTTATTAGCTCAGAAAGAAGAAGTTATCAGTCAACAGAAGCCACTTGTCGATTTTGCCAATACGGTCAGTGCCACAGAAACAATGGTTGACATGAAAACAATGGCAAAGCTTCTTGAGAAAGAAAATCAAGATATTCATATGGGCAGAAACAAATTATTTGCGTGGTTAAGAAAAGAAGGGTATCTCATGTCAGATAATACCCCATATGAAAGATATGTTAAGCAGGGCATTTTCAAATTAACAGAAAGTGAAGTTGAAACTAAGAATGGAAACAAGTTGATCACCAAAACATATGTGACTGGCAAAGGGCAATTATACTTGACAAAGAAATTAGCACAATACTTTGCCTCACAGAGTGCATCAGCTTAGAGAGGAGACAAAGAATGGAAGAAAATAAAACGGGCGTTTGGGTACGCTGTATGAATGGCAAAGAAGTTAAATATAATCATAATCAGATTTCATCATTTAATGTAGGAGATATTGTCGAGGTAGATAACGATGATGTGTATGTAAGATTTAAAATTGAGGTCGTTGAATTAAAAGGTGTTTCCACGATTTTGGCTACTTATACAATAAAGCCTCAACTCAGAATTGATCGAACAACGCCTTTTTATTCAGTTACTAAATTTCGTGATGCTGAACCAATCGAAATGGATGTGTATGCGAATAATGAGGCATTGATCATTGTTCCATTTTGGTATGGAAAAGAACAGTATAGAAATCAGAATATACGGTCAATAGAAGCGGTAATTGCCATAACAAGAAAAGAATCATTAAGAACAATGAATGAAGATCTTGAGATTAAGACATGTACGATTTCAGCCGACAAAATAAAAATTGGCACATTAGCCCCACCACCACTTTCAGAAAGAAGAGGTTCTTTCCTGCCATACTATCAGCAAAAACCAATTACTGCAACGTCAGAAGCAGCAAAGAATTTTAAAAAAGAATATTATGGAATATTTGGAGCTGAACGTGAATTAAAGTCACAGATACCAACAATAGAACTGGATCAGACGTTAAAAAAGATTGCTGGCAGAATGGACAACATCATGATTAGCGATTTAAGAACAAATCACATCGAATTTAAGGAGAAAGAAATGTATACAAAGAATTTAAAAGAAATGATCAAGAAACCGATTTATGTTGACAAAGAAATTACTGTGAAGGAACCAATGTTAGATAACAACGGTAAGCAGATCGAAAAAGATGGTAAGCCAGTGTTTAAAGTAAAACATTATCATGGAATGGTTAAAATCTTATGGGTTAGTGGAGCAGAAACTGTTGCGTATGTAGAGGGAAATGATGTGTATGACAGAGAAAATGGCTTCAAAACTTGTGTATTAAAATACCTTTGTGGTAACGCAGGTGCTCATGATGCAGTTGACTTCTGGACAAACAAATATGTGAAATATCCAAGTAGCTGCATTGAGGTGACAGAAAATTTATGCAAATTAGAAAAAATTCTTGAGAATGACAAGCAGAGAGAAGAAGAAAGAAAAGGTTTGCCTCATGCAAAATTCTTTGTCGTAAAGAAAGAAGAATTAATGTTTGATCCACTTAAAGAATCATATGAGGACGAGAATGGTCAAAAGATTAAGGAATTTAAGAAACTTGCTAAGAAGTATTTCCCAGAACTCAAGGGCAAAGAAATTTATATCAATGACAATAAGAGTTATGAAATCTTCGTAGCAATTAAATAATACATGAAAAGGAGATAAATTATGTGTACGCCAATGAATGAAAACTGGAGCAATTTTTTAAACAAATTGTCAGAGCGTTTAAATAAGATGCTCGACTATGTAGAGAAAAACAATTCTACATTGTATGAAACCGATATTGATAAGGATGAACTTTGGGAAGTATATCTGAGTAGCTTCCCTGAAGGAACCAATAAGATGTATCGCAAACGACGAGAATATGACTGTGGTCATTGCCGAAACTTTATTAAAACAATCGGTGGAGCTGTGACAATTGTTGACGGTAAGATTCATACGATCTGGGAGATCGACACTGATGATGTCGTATTTCAGCCAGTAGTTGATGCTTTACGAACATATGTAGAATCAAAGCCAATCAAAGATATTTGGAGACATTTTACAAATACAGTTGGAGTAAAAAGTACAAATGAGTATACAGAAGATAAGCAGATTATCAAATGGACTCATATGTATACACCGATTCCAGAGAGATTACTAGAAAGAAAATCCGATATTCCTACAGTAAAAGCAAAAGTTAGAGATCGAAAGAACGTGTTCAAAAGATCGCTTGATGAAATCACAGAAGAAGCTGTTGATACGGTATTAGAACTGATCGCTTCAAATACTCTTTATAGAGGACAGGAATGGGAAAGAGTATTAAAAGATTTTAGAAAATATCAGCGAGAATACAACAGTTTGTCTGATGAAGAAAAAGATACATACACATGGACAAAAGCCATGACGATCGGAGATGTAATTGGTCGTATTAGAAACCATAGTATCGGTACATTACTTGTGAATATCAGCGAAGGTATGGATTTAGATAATGCAGTAAAAGCTTATGAAAATGTTGTAGCTCCTGCGAATTACAAACGACCTAAAGCAATCTTTACAAAGAAAATGCTTGAAGATGCAAAGAAAACTGTAACCGATTTAGGATATATGGATTCATTGCAGCGTAGATTTGCAAGACTTGACGATATTACAGTAAACAATATTCTGTTTTGTAATCGTGATGCAGCACCACGTATCCAGGGCGGTTTAGATATTTTTGATGAGATGAGTAAGGAAGTCGCTGTAAATCCTAAGAAATTCTCTAAAGTAGAAGAGATCAGTGCAGAGAAATTTGTATCAGATGTTCTTCCAACCGCAAAAGAATTAGAAGTCTTGTTTGAAAATAGACATAAGAAGAACATGGTTTCACTGATCGCACCTGTAAATAAAGATGCTAAGAACATGATGAAGTGGAGTAATCCTTTCAGCTGGGCATATTCAGGAAATATGACAGACAGTGAAATGAAAGAAAGAGTTAAGAACGCAGGTGGTGCAGTTGATGGAGTTTTAAGATTCTCAATTCAGTGGAATGCAAATACAGATTGGAATCAGGACGATTTTGATGCACATTGCAGAACTCCACGTCATCATATCTATTATGCTTCAATGCATGATTATGCAACTGGTGGAAGCCTTGATGTTGATGTAACTCATCCACATAGAGGAGAGCCTGCCGTAGAAAATATTACATGGGCAGATAATTCCAAAATGGTTGACGGAGAATATGAATTTTTCGTAAGAAATTTTGCTCATAGAAATGGAGTTTCTGGATTTACAGCAGAGATTGAATTTGATGGACAGATTTATGAATTTGAATATGATAAGCCTTTACGTCAGAACGAAGATGTTCCAGTAGCTACAGTTACATTAAAAGATGGTGTGTTTACAATCAAAGAGAAACTTCCATCAACAACATCTTCAAGAGAAATCTGGGGCGTCAATACAAATCAGTTTGTGCCAGTAACAGTAATGTGTTATTCGCCGAACTATTGGGATGAACAGATAGGAATTGGACACAAACATTATCTGTTCATGCTAAATGGATGTGTAAATGAAGATACTCCAAATGGATTCTTCAATGAGTTCTTGAAACAGGAATTGGTACAGCACAAGAGAGTATTCGAGGCTTTAGGAAGTAAGATGCATGTCGCAGATGATCCGAACCAGTTATCAGGAATTGGCTTCAGCTCTACAAAGCGAGATGATGTGATTGTTAAAGTCAAAGGCGCAACTGAAAGAGTTCTTAAAATTAAATTTTAACATAAAAAGGAGATTGAATTATGACAACAGAAAATTTATTCGAAATGGCAACAAGAAGCAAATTGAGATTCCCATCAACAAAGGGAGAATTATCCGTAGAAGATTTATGGGATTTATCTGATAAAGATTTAGACGTGGTTTATAAAAATCTGAAAGATCAGGAAGTTAAATCTTCAGAAGAAAGTCTGTTGGATGATGCAAATGTTGATCCAAAATTAACGGCTGCGATTGGTATTGTGAAGTATATCTTTACAACAAAACGTAATGAGAGACTTGCTGAAAAGGAACGTATTAATAAGAAACTGACACAGAGAAAATATATTGATGCTCTTTCCAAGAAACAGGATGAGGCTATTGAGAAGATGTCAGAAGCAGAATTACGTGCAATGATTGATTCGTTAGAAGATTAAGATAATACACCTTCCCGTCAAATTTGACGGGTGGGTGCTTAAAGAAAGGAGACTGGAATGATTTATAAATTAGAATTAGGCGACTGGTCGGAAGATGGGCATAAAATATCAGAAAGTTTTTTATTTGATTGTAACTATGATATTCATAAAATTCGACAAGCGTATAAAGACAGTTGTAAAAAGCTAGGAGTAGCTTTTAATTACAATGAAGATTATACGGGTCTAGGTCTTGGTTATAGAAGTGAGAGACTGATTTGGACAGAGTATCAAGAATCAGAAATGAGCGAAACAGCATTTGAAATTTTAAATAATTCTGGGTGTTTTAAAGAGGTTGATTTCTATAAAGAAGATGGCGTGTATTATATTGAAGAAAGGAAAGATTGTGCAAAACTTATTATGAATTTTATCGCACTGTCTATGCCTGAAGATTTTCGATATAAGCTTGTCCAAGAGCCAAAAGTTGAATCGATTAATAGTTGGAATGATGAACTGAGACAGCACTTTGGGTATGGATTATTTGATTAATAAAACAGTAATTTAAAGGAAGGAGAGAAAATGAGACAGATTACAGACACACATACAGGAGAAATTATCTCCGATACAGATTTAACATTAGAATACTTATTCGTTGGTGATTATGGCAAGGAAAACAACATTAAGGCAGATTTTCTTGGGTATGATAAACGAATTGAAAAAGTTGAACATAAACCAGTTGATATTAGAGAAAAATTAGTTGTGACTGTTTCGTCGCAGAAAGGTTGTCCGATGCATTGCAATTTCTGTGATTGCCCTAAACTTGGATTTAAAGGAAACGCATCGTTGCCAGAGTTAATGATGGAGATCACTTCTGGAATTGCTTTATCAGGAATCAGACATGGAGAACGATTAAATGTACATTATGCAAGAATGGGAGAGCCTACATTTAATCAAAATGTAATTGCTTCGGCTAAACAGATTGCACATATGTTAGCAGATCCAGACAGTGATATACATTTCAACACATATCATCCAGTAATTTCTACAATGATGCCAAAGGCAAATAATAATTTAAAAGAATTTTTACATAAATGGGTTAAAACTGGATTCGAATATGGTGGAGAAGATGGCTTTGGTCTTCAGTTCTCTATCAATACTCTTAATGAAGAACAAAGAAATGAAATGTTTCGAGGATGTTCATTATCTTTAACAGAGATCGGAGGCATTATTGATTGGTTGCCAATGCCAAAGAAGCGTAAGTACACATTGAATTTTGCTGTTACGTCCAAAAGTAATTTAGACGTAGATTTGATGAACAAGTATTTCGATAAGGAAAAATGCATTGTAAAGATTACTCCTATCCATGAAACAGTTGAAGCAGTTGACGAAGGATATGAGATTGTAACAGATTTTGACGTATATGAAAAATTTGAACAACCACTTGTAAAAGACGGTTGGGATGTAATTGTATTTGTTCCATCGAAAGAAGAAGACGCAGACAGAATTACATGTGGAAATTCATTAATTGCATTAGGAAATTAAATTGAAGAGGATGATTAAACATGGAAGTTAAAGCAAAATGGACAGGTCGTGGTTTTGCACTCTGTATTGGGGAATGGAAGCTTTATGTTGATGGCAAAGATGCTACAGATAAGATTCCAGAAGACTTACGCACAGAATCTATGAATACATATAAAAAATATGAACGATGGTATTTTAAGGGTTGGGATGTAGAATGGGAATCATATTATGACGGACTAAAGCAAGATGAATGGATTGAGTCTAATAAATATTGGTTAGATGAAATCACAACAGATATTGAAATTCAACGTCAAATTTTCAAAGCAATTAATGAACAAGATTTTCGCCCTAACTCATGTGGTGGGTGTATTTAGTAACTAGGTTATAACATCTATATATGATGTTGTGATAAATAAATACAATCTATCTGTTAAACTCAAAAACAAAGAAAGTAGAGGAATTTTATAGATGTTGATGTTTTTATTTAGAGGATTATTATTGATTGGTACTGCCGTACTGATTGGAGTTGGATGCTATGATTTTCAGGAAGAAAATTTTAAGCCATCCAAAAAAATGTTATATGCTTTAATCCCATTCGTATTATGGGTACTTACATTATGTATTGTATATGTACCGTCTAATAACGTAGGAATTCGTTGGTCAGCATTCAGTGGAACTAGCAGCAAGACATTAAATGAAGGAATTACATTCAAGAGTCCAATTGATAAGGTATTTCTTATTCCAACTACTGTAGAAGAGAGATCAATTAAGAATGTAAATGTTCAGACCAAAGATGCACAGTTTGTAAAAGCTGAGGTAAATGTCAAGTTTCGTGTTAACCAGAAAGATGCATTTAAGGTATACAAGAGATACACAACACTTGACAACTTAAAGCAGAATATTATTAGCAACTATGCACAGAAGAGTATTGAAACAGTTGTTACTCAGTACAATGTGATTGATACTCTTGGTGCTAAGAAAAATGAAATCTACGCCTTAGCTACAAAAGATTTACAGAATATGCTTAAAGATGAGGGTGTTGAGCTTGTGCAGCTGACTATCAAAGACATGAACGCAGGTAATGAGATTGAAAAAGCGATCGCTGATGAGGCAGTTGCCAAGAAACGTGTAGAAACAGCAGAGCAGAATCGTCTTAAAGCCAAGAAAGATGCTGAGACTAAGGTAGTTAATGCTAAAGCAGAAGCAGATGCAAACAAAATCTTAGAGAAACAGCTAACAAACAAAATCTTAATTCAGCAGTGGATTGAAAAATGGAACGGAGAGGTTCCTAAAGTATCTGGTGATAGCAAGTCTATGATCAATATTCAGGATTTGATGAAATAATTTAAAAAATTACATATTAGCAGATAGTATTTGTATTAAAACTGGCATTTTATGACTCTATAAAACACAATATATAGTGATTATCCAATTATTGAACCACTATATATAGTTGTATAAAGTGCCAGTCATGGAAACATAGCTCAGTTGGTAGAGCAGGCAATACATAAACATTCATTTTTCTACCTCCATATAAGTATTTTTATTTATTTACATTTAATTTTCATCACATATAAATTGCCGACACAGGTTCGATTCCTGTTGTTTCCACTAAAAAAGACCTCAACCTAAATGGTTAAAGTCTTTTTGGTTAATCGTTTGGTATGACCTCGATAACATCTTCAACTTTGCAATCAAGATATAAGCAAATTTTGTCAATGTTTTCGAGACTGATATACTGATTCTTTGCCATCTTGGCAATTGTACCAGACCCCATATTTAAAGCGGTTCGTAAATCAGATTTTGTCATACCCTTTTTCGCTAAAGTTACGAAAAGCGGTTTATAACTTATCATATGATATACCTCCACATCTATATTGTAACATATTATATACAGGATGTAAAATAAAATATTCAAGAAGTTGAAGATTTTGTATTGACACTATGTGCAAGAAGTGGTATATTATATTCAACAAATGAAAGGTAAACTTCAAGAAAATGAAATATGAAGGAGTGAGAAAATGTCAAATAAAATTTACAGATATTATCAACCAAACGATAAAGATACAAAAGACAATCATTCAGATTGCGTGATCAGAGCATTAACAAAAGTGCTTGATAAAGAATGGTTAACAACATTTGATGATTTGTTACCATACGCAAGGGATATGCAGTGTATGCCATCAGAGCGAAAATGTTACGAAGAATATTTATTCGATAATGGGTTTGCTTATCAAGGTATTAGCAACCGAAAAGGATCTAAACGACCAACAGTTGAAAGTTTTGCAAAAGATCATAAACAAGGCAATTACTTGGTAAATGTTGCGAATCATGTAGTTGCAATTTCAGACGGTTGTTATTACGACACATGGGATTCTGGAGATTGTTGCTTGTATGGATATTACTATAAGGAAGAAGGAGAGAAATAAATGAGAAAGAAAATTTTGGCAACGGTTCTAGGAACAACGATTTGCTTAGGATCAATGACAGGATGTACCGCAGGATTCAAAAGAGGAGTTGTTGATATGAAAAGCAATTGGAATGGTGGTATGAATAGAGTCATTACAGTATACACGGCAGACGGCAAGAAGATTGCTGAATATAAAGGAAAAATTGATATTGATACAAATGATGGTGGATATGTCAAGTTTGACTACAAAGGTAAGAGATATATTTATTATAACTGTTTTGTAGAGAGTATCGCAGATATTGATTAGAGAGGAGAGAAACAAATGAATTTAGAAGAAACTATCAAATGCGCAAATGATATGACAACAAAGAAATACACAGAAGCCATGTTGTGTCATGCGAATCCAGACGATGAAGAACTTGATGGATTGATTGACTGTGCCTTAAATCATGAGCAACTTGCGAAGTGGCTGGGAGAATTGAAAGAGTTAAAAGAATATAAAGAAAAGTATAGATGGCATGACTTAAGAAAGAATCCTGATGATCTGCCAGAAGATATTAAGTACGTTTGGGTTTTTATAAAAGGTGAATGCACTCATAGGTCATGGCACGATTCTCATGGATGGAGAAGGCGTAACAGTAACATTTTATACTATAACGACGAAAGTGTTTTGGCGTGGAGAGAGATTGAAGAGTTTAAAAGTGAGGGGAAATAAATGAGTACAACAAAAACAATTGATATTTCAGTGCTGCCAGAGGCAGAACAGGATCTAATAAAAGCATTATTTGATAAATGTTGTGAAAGAGCGAAACCAAAAGAAAAAACTAATTCAGGGTCTAAAGTTTGGAAACCAAAATACGGTGAAAGATATCATTACATTGATGGTAGCGGATCTATTTATAGTGCAATATGGTTTAATAGCATTGTCGATAACGGTAGATGGGTATTAGGCAACGTATTTAAAACACAAGAAGAAGCAGTATTTGCAAGAAAGAAAAGAAAAGTAGAAGTTGAACTTGAGCGGTATGCAAAGGAACACAATGGCACAGAATTTGCCAATCGTTGTTATTGTATTCGATGTGAAGAAGACGGAAAAAGACTTCTTTGCGATACATGGGCTACAACAAAAATACAGGGTACAGTTATGTTTACATCAAAAGATGTTTTAGTTGATGCAATTGAAGCAATCGGAAGAGACAGAATCATTAAATACATCTTTGGAGCATAAAGTGAGGTGAAAGAAAATGGGTACAGCAAAGACAATTGATATTTCAAAATTATCTGAAGCACAACAGAATTTATTTAAATCATTATTTGAGCAGTTTTGTGAAAGATCGGAACCGAAAGAAGAAACTAATCCATGTGGATTAAAGAATGGGGATACGTATTATTTCATCACTGATGATGGGCATATCTGTATGGCAAAATGGCAAGGTAGAGCATCAGATTTTAGAAGATTAGCTTTAGGTAATGTATTTAAGACTGAAAAGGATACAGAGTTTGCTATTGAAAAGCAGAAGGTTAGGGTTGAATTGCAAATATATGCTGATGAACATAATGATCCTGATCAAGAAGAATGGGATGGAGCGAATTTTCATTATTATATTGGATATGATGTGACTGAGGATGATTTGGCAAAAATCCCTGCCGTACAACTTAGACGCCTAAATGAGGTATATTTTTCTTCTAAAGAAATCGCTGAGGATGCCGCCAACAAGGTTGGAGCAAAACGCATCATAAAATATCTATTTGATGTTGATTGTGAGGTGGATGAATAATGGTGATATTGGTACTTATAATCGCCATAATTGCTTTAATAATCTACAAAGGTTGCTTCTCTGGTGATTTTGATGTTGTGTTAATTCCGATTAACTTTGCTGTCATCGTAGTTTTATGTTTGCTACTGAGTAACTTGTATGAAAATCAAGGCGTCAATCAGAAAATTAAAATGTATGAAACACAAAATTGGCAACTTGAGAGAAAGATTGATGTGACTGTTAAGAGTTACATGAATCATGAAAAGGATACATACAAAGAATTTAAAGCTGGTGATGGAATGGCATTGATCACAACATATCCTGAATTAAGAAGTAATGAACTTGTTAAAGAACAGATGGATACATACCAAAGCAATTATCGCAAGATTGCAAAATTAAAAGAAAAAGAAATTGATTACAATGTTACTAAGTGGTGGATTTATTTTGGAGGAGAATGATTATGAAAGTTTTATATCATGCAAAACCATATAAAGTGTATGGAGTTTGCACAGACAAATGTGATTCTAGCAGTTGTGGAGACACTTATACAGCCTTTTTGATTTATCTTGATGAAGCATTTAGATGGTCATGGGTTAATGTTCGTGATTGTACGCCATATAAGAAGAAAAAACATAAGAAGAAAGGATGTAAACAATATTAGATACGCACTTAGAGATGTTTCGCTATTTGCACTTACTGACGATACAACCGATGAAGAAAAAATAATATTTACAATTCAAGGGAGCAAGGCTGATATGAATTACAATCTAACATTTCCTGTCGTAGTTCTAAAAGATGAAAATGACTCGGTTCCATATATGGCATATATCCCATATTTTGACGTAATGACGCAGGGATATGATGAAGAAGAATTGCAGATGATGGTCAAAGATTTGTTGAATCTTTGCTTAGAAGATAAGGAATCTTACACAATTCCTGCATGGGCATATAGTTATTTCAATGAAGACGATGTTAAGGAACGAGGCAGAAAATATTTTACAGAACTTGATGACGGAGACGATACATATTTTCAGAAGAATTTTTACACAGTATGGTGGTTTGATTTTAGGAGATAGTAGTAGACAGAAAGGAGTTGTTGATATGCAGATTTTAAATCTTTCCAAAGAAGATAGTGAGGCGATCATTAGATTGGATGCAACAGAGCTAACAACATTATGTAACGCATTGTATTATTGCAGAAAAGAAATGGTCAAAAACGAAACATATCATAAGATTTATGGGGATTTGACAATGGCACGAAACTTCGCATCGTATGGACACATAGATGATTTTGCATTTAATGTGGTCGAAAAACAAAGAAGGTATCTCAGAAAAATAGAAAGAGATCGAAGAAAAGGAGAAAGATAAAATGGACGTTTTGTTTTACATAATGTGGGTATTGGCGTTTATGGTGATTATAGCAATTGGAATTGGAGTACCATATATGACCTATTACAACTACAAAAGAATCAAGGCAATGGATAAGAAACTTACAGGAATGTGTACGGGTCTTGGTATTATGTTAAGACCAGAAGAAGGTGATGAAGAATGAACGATATGAGAAATAATCCAATTGAAAATGGAAACCTGTGTTTTAGATCAAGAATGGTAAATGGAGAAACATTGATGGGATATGCATTAGTTATCTCAAACAAGTTGTTTTGGAAAGACGGATGGAATAACTATATTTCTAGTCACGACAAACTTAATTCTAAGCAATTAATTGTCATCGAACACCTAAACGATGATGAAAAGAAAATGAAAAAAGAGTGGTTAGAGTGCATGGCAACAACAAAATCAAAAAAGGTTAAAGACGAAGATAGAGAAATCGTGAAAGGATTACTGAGCGAAATGTAAAATCTGAGTTTGATGTAAAGTGAGGTGATTAAGATGGGACCCAATATTAATTTTGCAATTGCATATGCGATAGGATGTCTTATTGTTGAAGTTATTGTGATTCTAAGATATGAAAAAAAGATAGATAAATTAAGGGAATCGAATAGAAGACTGATTCTTGATAATATATCGTACAGAGCTGTTTTAAGCGTAACGCCAAACACTACATATAATAAGGAAGAAACTCGTTCAGATGTTAAGGATGCAGTCAAGTATGCAATGAAGAAAAGTCATCCAGATAATGGTGGTAGCGCGGATGATTTTAGAAAATTCAGAGAGTTATATGAAGAAATGGAAAGTAAATAAATGTTGAGCGTCGGAGATAGAGTTTATGTTTATAGAATGAAGCCAGCGGCTAAAGGCGGTTTAGTTAGAAACAATGACCAAGGCACGATTTCTAGCGTCAGAACAGATAAAATTGGACACAGATATGGATATAGATATCTGTCGGTCAAATTTGACAAACCAGTTAATACATCTACTCGTGATATTTACTCTTTAGAATTTTTTGAAAACAAAGATGACCGTGAGAGAGGTAGGATACGAGACACTGGTTTCTTGATATATTGCCGAAAATGTGAGGAGTAAGACTTATGAGTAAACAAGAATCATTGAAGTTTTTGCAAGGTTTGATTGACGAAGTAGAAAATTGGACAAAAGAAGATATTGAGCGAGGTAGGAAATTGATGGAGAAAATGGAAAAAGAAGAACCAAAAGAAGTTGAAAATAGTGATGGATATTGGGAATTTATAATGCCAGATGGTAAGGAAGTGAAGTAGATATGACTAAGAAACAAAATAAAAATTGTAAAATATTTGGTGTGTTTTTGGAATATAAAAATATTCTGCTCAAATAGTTTTTGAGTACGCCAAAAGTGAGGTTTGTTATAGCACTCACTAAAATCTATGTTATTTTGTCGGATTTATGTTATTTGTTGGTTTGGCAACTATAAAAAACAACAGAACTAAAGGAATTTAAACAAAAAAAATGAAAACAAGACAAGAACGTAAACAGGAAATAAAACGATTCTTTGATCAGTTGAGCCCAGACGAATTGGACAGGCTATTAGAAAGAAATGGAATTAATGACAAAGAGTCTGATGAGGCTCTTGCATATAGAATTATTAAAGAAGAAATTGAGAAAGGAGAGATAACATGAACCACTTTTTATATATTGAATCACGAGAAGAAGAGGATTCATCGCTTGACTCTAAGCGTGTTTTATTGAATGAAGAAAACTACAAACATATTATTGCATCATTAGATCATTATCCACCGACAGCACAAGAAGTTAAGAAAGCAATTTGTATTTTGGTAGGAAGATTGATTTACAGAAGTGTTTGGAATATGGAAACTGATATTGATAGTTTGAATATGAGTTATTCTCCGCCAAAAGAAATGACGATTGAAGAAATTGAAAAGGAACTTGGTTATAAAGTTAAGCTTGTAAAGGAGGAAAAAGAATAAAAACTAAGAAGGGCTATGAAAACAACAGTATTGAAAACTGTCTAAATCATTATAAATCAGCACAACAATTATTTATGGAACTGTATAATACAGGGGATCTTTACTTGATAGGCGGAGCCCTAAGAGAATTTTTAGAAACAGGCAACATTAAAGATGCAAAAGATATTGACGTTGTGATTGATACAAAAGAAACAGATAAGTTTGATGCAGTTTGTAAAAAATATCATGCCAGAAAGAACTTTTTTGATGGATATAAAATTACCTACCATGACATTGTTGTTGATGTATGGAGAATAGAGCAAACATGGGCATATAGAGAGAATATCATTAACTGTTCTGAAGAAGATTATCTAAAGAATTTACCTTTTACTGTATTTTTCAACTTAGATTCTTTAGTGTACGACATAAAAAGAAACGTATGGTATGATGAGCTTTATATAAAGGCAAAGGAAAGCAATACATTAGATATTGTATTAGAAGAAAATCCACATATTGATCTAAATATTTTGAGGGGAATGATTTTTCAAAACAGATATCATATGAAATATTCTATTCGTCTTAAAGAGTTGATCTTGGATCACTATAAGAAAGAGAGAGAATATGAAAAGATACTGCATGACATTCAATTTAAACGATATAAGAAAGAAATTTTGTCTTTGAATGATATTAAAAATCAATTGGATTATATCTTTTCAAAAAGATAGATCAGTAGATGTTTGTATGTAAACAGAGAAATGAGAAGGAGGACTAAAGAATGAAATGTTTTTATCATGTGGATCAAGACGGAATCGTGTCTGGATTCTACGTCAGAAAAGCTTGCGAACAGCGAGGCTTGGCATTTGAACCAGAGGACTTTCGAAAAATTAATTACGGTATGAAATTCCCGTTTCATGACATTGAGCAGGATGAATTTGTGTTTATTGTAGACTACAGTATTGAGCCAGAAGAGATGTGGCAGTTGCTCAGTATTACAAAGAATGTATTTTGGATCGACCATCATCAGTCTACGATTGAAGCGTATAAAGATTTCAAGTGTGATGTAAAAGGAATCAGAATTACTGGAGCGGGTATTTCAGGAGCGAATTTGACATGGTTATATTTTAAATATATGTGTGATGAAAATTGGGAGCAAATTGAGAGGACGGATGAGAAAAATGTAAAAAGATTACTCAATATATATAAATATAAAGCAGATTATCCAAAACTGGCAGAATATACAGCCATGTGGGATACATTTTATTTTGGTGAAACGTCAAAACAATTCGTAAAAGCATTTCACTATGCATTTGAATCGTATGATTTTGATGCGTTAAGTCCATTGCTAAACACGTTAAATAAAGATCAAGGAATTTATGAAGCAGCAAAAATTATTGGTGATATGATAGCAGATGGCTTATCAATTATTGAGTATTTAGCAGCAAATGCAGAACAATATCTTAGAGCATATGGTTTTGAAACCATATTTGAGGGACATAAAGTCTATGCAATCAACAGAGCGTTAATCAATTCTGATTTCTTCGAATCTATTGATGCTTCTAAATACGATATGTTTATCGGTTTTTCATTCAATGGAAGTATGTGGGAATATCAGCTACGATCCGCAGAACAAGATAAAGTAAATGTGTATGAGCTTGCTGTGAAATATGGTGGTGGCGGTCATCCAAATGCAGCTGGGTTCAGATGTGATAAATATGTATTAGGAGTGTGATGTATGTCAAGGAAAAATACAAGAGAAATTGAACTTGCTTTTAGTAAAAACAGAGATCCAGATTGGGAAGCCGATGTGGAAATTTATAGAAGAAGAAAGTTCGAAGTAGTGCGTGGTATTTGTCTGGGAGATGAGTTTGCTGAAATTGAGTCTTTAGAATACAAAAATTGTGACGAGTTAGATGAAATGTATTATTGTTTTGATTATAATTTAAAAATACTTATGCAGTCTTATTTGTATGAATATACAGATTATGTGCCAATCGAAACAATGCATATTACATCTCCTGCAATATTGTGTTGTGATGAAATTGTATTAAAAAACGGTGAGAAAATTTCTATTGATAACATATGTATTGATAAATCAAATGGCAATGAAGTTTATAAATTATATTCTAATAGTACATATACAGATGATGTATATTATGAATCTACTAAAGCATTAGTTTATGAATTGGCTAGTAAAGATGTTTGCAAGGCTATACATATAATGAAAGATATGATGGACAAAGCGTATATAAAAGCAAGAAATGAACGAAGCATACATCCTTTTATTAGCCACTTGTTTAACGACCCTCCAATTCCATGTATTAAAAATAAATATTCTATACATGATTTAGTAATGGGTACATTAAAATGCAGTGGTGATATTTATAAAGAAATAAACAAAGAAGTCCCAAATGCTATAGATATGATTGTGCCTCATCCTGGAAGACATGCAGAGTATTATTTTGGGTTAGATTATACAGATGAAGTAGAGCAATTTATTAAAGAACAGGAGGCTAAGAAATGTGAAGAAACTAAATGATGAACAGCGAAAGCTGATTGAAGATAATTATTCTTTGATTTGGCATTTGCATGAGAAGTATTTTACAAAATTTAAAGATTTTGATGACTATTATGGATTCGCTGCCATTGGGTTGTGTAAGGCAGCAATTGATTATGATGAATCCAAAGCTAAATCATTCTCTACATATGCATATAAATGTATGCAAAAAGAAATTATAGCATATACTCGATGGAGATTTGCAGATAAAAGAGATGAACGACTTACCTTATCGTACAATCAGTTAATGAATGATTTAGATGAAGACGAAAAAGAATATTCTTTTTTGTTAGCTGATAAAAAAAATAATGAAAAAAAATTAATTTTCTTTTTGTGTTTTGATGAGCAAATGCGAATACTAAATAATAAGGACAGGTTAATTATTAATTTAAAGGCAAAAGGGTATACGAACGAAGAAATAGGAAATACCCTTGGTGTTACATATCAAGCAATTCAATATCAATTGAAAAAAATTAAAAATAAATTAATCCCATCCTTATAATTTCCAAAAAGCTTTTGCTTTTATTATTTTTTTGACGCATTTGTTATAAACGTACTAGAACGATTATAACAATGTAAGACGATCAGATACAATTATTTTTGTTCCTGTTGGCTTTGGCAGAGTTGACAGTGGATATAAATTGATGACTTATTTACAAACTAAAAACTAACTAAACAAATTTAATAACAGAAAGAGGTAAATTCATTTGGCAGAAAACACAAAATCTAAAAGACTTTTCAACTTACCAGAAACCAAAGGTACATTTCAGTTAGAAGGATTAATCACTGATTGTGCAAAAGACGACTTTTATAAGGAAAGTAAAACGCAGAAAGGCAAAGATAAACGGACATTATCTTTCGGAGTTAAAGTAGAACCTGACGTAAAAGTTGGATGTAAAATTCAGGCATTTGAAAAACCTACAGTATGTTTTATCAAACGAGAGAAAGATGGTACATACAAAACTAAAAAAATTCCTTGGGCGGATCGTTTTAAATCGACTGAAGAATTAGGACTTGGCGAAGGTTGGGCAATTATTGGTTCAAGAGCAGGTCTTGAAAAAGAGACCAATGATAAAGAACAGGTTGTTAATAAGAAAGTTGTCTTAGATCCATTTGATTTAACAAAATATACTTCAGAACATATGGCAGACAACCAGAGTGTATTCATCAAAGGAGATATTGAATATGGAAGTTTTACTGGGGGAGACGGTACTAAACGTCAGTGGTCAAGAATGTCTCCAACACAGATTAGTTTAACAAGTAAAGAAATTGATCTTGATGATGAAGAACGTAAAGTAAGATCTGATTTCAAACAGACAATGGTATTCACAAATATCGAACAGGAAAAAGAAAATGATGTGCCAACAGGACGTTTTATCGTTTATGGAAAGATTATTGGTTATTCATCTGTTGATGACGCTGAATTCTATATGACAAATAAGAAATTAGCAAAAACTTTTAAGAAAAATGTGAAGCCATATTCATCTATTGAAGTTTGGGGACATATTAAGACAGAAATTCAGACAGAAGAAGTTGAAGTAGAAGATGATGGATGGGGAGAAGCAGATCCTACAAAGAGAGTCGTAAATTCTGCAAGAAAAGAACTTATTATCACTGGCGCAAGCAAAGACAGTATTGATTCAGAAACATACACCAGAGAAGCAATTGATGCAGCGATTGAAGCTATTAAAAAGGCAGAAGCAGCAAGAAGTGATTTCGGTGAGTCTGATGATAAACAGACAAGTAGTTCTTCTACAGATGATGAATGGGGATCTGGTTTTGATGATTCTTCAGATGATACTGAAGGCGATGTTTGGTAAGAGCAATTCTAAATCATTTCACAAATAAATAACAAAAACAATATATACATAAAGGAGTTTTACATTTGGCAAAAGCAAGAAAAGCAGCAAAAACACAGAGTAAATTGATGACTATTATTTATGGAGAACCTTTTACTGGTAAAAGTACACTGGCAATGCAGTTAGCGTATTTTAAACGCCCAGATGGGAAACCTTTCAGAGTCTTATATTTAGATTCTGAATCAGGAAGTATTGATGATTATTTACCAGAATTAGAGGAAAATGGTGTAAATCTCGAAAACATTTACATTGTTTACACTCAGAGCTTAGGAGAAGTAAGACATTATATTGATACAGTTAAAACAAACGGTGACTTCTACGAGCTTGATGACGATGGAGAAGAAACTGATGATGTAGTTTTAGATGCAGATGGTCTTCCATTTAGAGCTGATGCAATTGTTGTAGATGGATCAACAATCTTAAATCTGACTACAAAACAGGGATTGATTGAGTTCTCTAAGAAAAGAAATCGTGTAAAAGCGGATGCTGCAAATATGACAGGTGAAGCCAGACTTGTCAAGATTGAAGGTGCAGGTATGGAATTAAAAGATTACCAGACTGTAAACTTCAAAGGTCAGGATTTAATTCTTGATTTATTAGCTTCTGGAGCACATTGTGTTGTAACAGCAAGAGAAAAAGATGAAACAGAATCTAAGATGATTGATGGTAAAAGAGAAACTGTTACAACAGGTCGTAAAATTATTGACGGATTTAAAGGTATGGATTATAACGCCAAAACAGTAATTCGTACATTCGTTGATGATGAAACTGACATGGTTTGTGCACAGATTGTGAAAGATAGAACACATACATATAAAAAGAATGAAATTGTTGAAGATCCGCAGATGTTAGCATGGCAGAAAGTTATTGACAATTCTGTTGGTAACAAAGAGTTTACACTTGGTAATGCCCTCACAAAAGCAGTTGATGTTGAACAGAAAATCTATAAGAGAGAAATTCTTGGAGAAGCAGGTAAGCCAGTTTCCGAAGAGGAAGCAGAAAAAGAAGAATCTGGTGTAACTAATGACGGAGTTTCCAATAATGAAGATTCTGTTGAGGCAGTTAGAAAGCGAATTATTAATATGATTAAACAGATGACACCTCCAGAGAAACAGGAGATGAAAGACAAGCTTGTGAAAGAAGGATTACCTACTACAATTACACGAATTAAAGATCTTGGACAGTTGAAAAAGATTGAGGAAGTTTTATCATAAAAGGATTTATGTGGCAGCCCTTTTGGGCTGTCTGATCCTTAGATATTAAGTGAGGAGTAACTGTAGTATGGCAGATGTTTTAACAGTAAAATGTGCTTATTGTAAAGAAGTAATTGAACTTGATTTAGATAAAGTACAAGAGATTGTTAAATATGACAATAGTTATTATCACAAAGAATGTTTCCAAAAAATGTGTGAAGCAAAATTATTATCCAAAAATACTAAACATGATAAATGGTTATCTGCATTATCTAAGATTGACGAATATAATCAGAAAGCACGATTGTTACTTGAACCAAGATTATTAGAAGACAAAGTATATCGGTTTATTCTTGATAATTATAATTACATTGGTTCTGTACCAGCATATGTTTTTACAAAATTGAAAAGTATTTACAAAGGTACATATCGTGGTTTGGCGAAACCAATTCCGCCAAGTGACCTTTTAGATATGTGGAAGCGTCAAATGAAATATCTTAAGAAAAATCGAACATTTTTAATACAAAAAGGAACGATGGATAAAGATAACCCAACACACCAGGTTAATTATGATTTAGCGGTTTTAGTGGGAAAATATGATAGTTATTTACGATGGAAAGAGAAACAGAAATTAAATGAAGTAGACAAAAAGAATAATGAAAAATTTGCAAAATCTTTTGTTGAAACAAATAATATCACAACTCAGAAAACTGTAGTAACAGCCACGCAAGACGATAACATGGATGACATTTTAAGTGATATTTTTGGTGAGGGACTTGATTGACAGAAGAAACAGTGGAACGTAAAAGTGTAACTAACATTCAGAGTGAAATGATGTTTATCGGTGCTTTGTATAAACAACCAGATTTATATGTTTCTTATGGTGGATATATGAGAAGCCAGTATGATTTCAGTGATGAGGCATGTAAATTCTTCTATGATATGTTTGAGATTATGTACAAAACATTTACTCAGACGATTGAGGAAGATAAGGTAAATATGTTCATGAGTCAATCAGATGAAAGACTTAGGACATATAAAAGATACAAAGGGTGGAAAACAATTTCATCATGGATGCAGGTTGCAGATTGTGATGATTTTAAAAAATATTATAATCTCGTTAAGAAATACTCTCTTGTTAGAGAGTATGACAGAAATGGATATCCTGTTCAAAGAATTTTAAACCATAGATTATTTGAAAAATGGGAAGCAAAAGATATTTATAGAGTGATTCGATCTCAGGCAGATAAAATTAATACTGTTATTAGCGCAGGCGAAGATTCTGTCTTATTGAATAGTGGTGTTGAATCACAGGTTGAATCATTTTTATCAAAACCAGATTTAGGGATTCCGTTACCTTGGGGGATTCTCAATAAGATGTTCAGAGGGTGTCGACTTGGAAAGGTAATTTTTAATGGATTCTTAAGTAATGAAGGAAAATCAAGAAATATGATGTTGTTGATCGCATATATCGTATTGGCAATGGATGAGAAATTTTTATTACTCAGTAACGAAATGGATGAAGACGATTTGCGAAATTGCTTAGTCGTTACAGTGATCAACAACAAATGTTTTAAAGAGCTTCATGGGGTTGATATTGAAAAGCCAGAAGAAGAAATAGTTCTTGGTATTTACAGAGACAACAATGGCAATGTGATTGAAAGAAAAACAAATGAAAATGGCGACTTTATTGAAACAGAAGAGGAGTACAGACATAGAGTAGCTACGACGTCAGATGAGTTTCAAAAAGTTATGCAAGTTGCAAAATGGGTAGATCAGAAACGTCAAGGAAAATTATATTTCAAAGATGTTGGCTCTGATTACTCAGATTCGGCATTAGAGTTTGAATTTAGAAAACATCGTATGTTATATGATGTGAAATATTGTGGTTATGACACGTTAAAAGGTTATCGTATTGATGATTGGCAAACGGTGAAACAGACAGCCACAAAAATTAAAGAGCTTATGAAAGAGATCCATATGTTTTGTTTTTCTGTATTCCAGTTAACAGATGACACAGTGTATACAGATATATTCCAACTAAGTAGTAATAATATTGCCAATGCAAAACAGATTAAGCACGTTGCTGATATCTTAATGCTTGGTAAAAGATTACATCCTGACGAATATTACAAATATCAGTATATATCAATTAGTGATTGGGGAGAGCCACAGGCGCACGATCTAAAAAAGGACAAGACATATTTCTGTATTAAGGTTGATAAAAACCGAGGCGGTAACAAAAATGTTATTCCAATTTTTGAAATCAATTTGGATTTAAATACTTGGGACGAAATAGGATATGTCATAAAACGAGAGAAAAACGGAGCGTAGGTTATGGATGTAGCACAGCTAAAAGAATATATATACGACAATAATTATGTAGAAAATATTCTGAAAGATATAGGCTGTCATCATATTAAATATCATTCGTCTGGATATTGGAGCTGTGCAAATAAAGATGGGGATAATGAATCCGCAGTTATTACATATAACAACGAAAACCTAAATTGCACAAATTATACAAGAAAAATGACAGCAAAAGAAAGACAGACAGATTTAATTGACTTGGTATGCTTTACAAAAAGTCTGTCTTTCCCAGACGGTTTAAAATATCTAGCCAATTTGATCGGCATAGATTATTATCATGATTTTAATGAGCAACTGCCAGAAAGTTTGCAGATCACTCAATTGATTCATGATATGAAAGAAAATATAGAAACCGAAGAAGATAAACCAGTCAAACCAATTTCAAAACGAATTCTTTCTTATTATAAGGACTATGTTAATGATCTGTTTTATGAAGATCATATTACTTATTTAACACAGAAAGAATTTAATATTGGCTATGACGAAGATACAAACAGAATTACAATACCTATTTTTTCTGAAATTGGTGATTTGGTAGGTGTTAAAGGACGATTGTTCAAGAAAGAGTTAGATAAACATGATTTGAAATATTTATATATTGAGCCATGCGCTAGACAAAGAATCTTATACGGATTGAATAAAACTCTACCTTATATAGAAAGGGTTGGAAGAGTATATGTTGCAGAAGCAGAAAAAGCTGTCATGCAGCTATGGTCATATGGATATCAAAATGTTGTAGCAACTGGCGGCAAGCAAGTTTCAAGACAGCAAATTGATATGTTAACAAGACTCGGAGTTGAAGTAGTATTTATTTTTGACAAAGATGTTGAGTTAGAAGAGATTCAAAAGCTTGGCGATCGTTTTATTGATGGAGTTCCGATTTCATACATCATGGATAACTCAAAAGAAGGAATCCTTGATGAAAAAGAATCACCTACTGATGATCCTAAAAAATGGGAACTATTGTTAAATAACTATTTGTATACACTTAAATAAGAACAGGCAGGTTATACATATAAAATACAAATTATATGAAGGTGGCACAAATGATACCTCTAATGTTGTGCCAGAAATTTTAAGAAATAGAGGGATTGATGATTATGAAACGTATTTGAACCTTGATGATAGCGTAATTCAAGATTATGCCGATTTAGAGGGTATCAAAAACGCAGTAAATACAACGATTTTTGCACTTGAAAATGGACATAAAATCGGTATTTTAATTGACGAGGACGTAGACGGATTTTGTTCGGCTTCGATGGCATATATGTACTTAAATCGCATTAATAATGAACTTTATGATGGTAAGAGTAACATTTGTTACTTATTACATAAAAAAGCAAAAGCTCATGGATTAAGTGAAGATATTACTATACCTGAAGACGTGAAACTTTTAATAATTCCAGATGCAGGCACCAATGATGTAGCGCAATGTACAGAACTTGTAGACCGTGGTGTACAGATTGTAATTCTTGATCACCATGAGAAAGAAGAATCTGAAGAAATAATGCCAGAGGAAGTTGTAATTGTAAATAATCAGTGTAGTCCACGATATAGAAATAAAGACTTATGTGGGGCTGGGATTGTCTATAGATTTTTACAGGCAATGGATGATGAGTTATGGATTAATTATGCAGATGATTATTTAGATTTATGTGCATTAGCCAATATTGGCGATGTGATGGATATGAGATCCTTTGAGACACGTCGTTTAGTCAATAAAGGAATACAGAATATTCAGAATGAATGCTTCAAATCGCTGATAAATGCACAAGATTATTCAATGCACAGTATTGTTAATATTCATAATATTCAGTGGTATATCGTTCCAATTATCAATGGTATGGTGCGATTTGGTTCTTTGAAAGATAAAGAATTAGTTTTTAGAGCATTTATCGAAGACTATGAGGTATTTGATTATAAGAAAAGAGCAACAAAAAACAATCCTGCGGAAGTAATCAAAGAGAACATTTACGATCGTGCTGCTCGATTATGCAAAAATGCCAAAGGCAAACAGGATCGTCAAAAGAAAAAGATGGTTCCAATCATTATGAAAGAGGCTGAAAAAGATAAAGATAGCAAGATTACTATTCTTGATGTTACAGAAACATTAGATAGCAGTTTGACAGGATTGGTTGCTATCAAGATCGCTGAAGATATGAACAGACCATGCTTATTACTACGAAAGCATACTAACCCAGAAACAGGATTAGTAGAAATGAGTGGTAGTGCAAGGAATGTAGATCATAGCCCAATTGATAGTTTGAAAGATGTAATATCCGAGACAAATTCATTTTTATGGGCAAAAGGTCACGCCAATGCATTTGGATGTTCGACAGATAATATCTCTGAAGCAATCACAGAATTAAACGACAGACTGAAAGATGTTGAATATGATGCAACTTATAGAGTTGATTTCATCGTAGATGCTTACAGATTAGACTTTGCGTTACTACAGGAAATGTCTAAGTTAGATGATATTCGTGGGCAGGGTATTGATGATCCGATGATCGCTGTTAAGAATATTACATTAAATAAGGAAGAGATTAATGTTGTTGGTAAGAAAATGGACACAATCCAATTTAAAATTAATGATATTCCATGCGTGATGTTCAAGTGCGATGAGAAGAATAAAATCTATGATTGGATTATGAACGATTTCTCTGACAAAGGCACGGTTACATTTGAATTGGTAGGAACTGCGCAAACTAATATTTTTAACGGAGTTAGACAGTATCAAATTGCGGTTGATGATATTAATGTTCTGAGCATCACAACAGATGAAGAATTAGACGAAGATATTTGGGATTGAGGTGAAAGTTAGTGAGCAGTTCGTTGCATACACATTCGCATTATTCATTATTAGATGGATATGCATTACCTGAAGAAAATTTACAAAGAGCAGAAGAGATAGGGTTAAAAGCTCTAGCTATCACGGAACATGGAAATGAATATAGTTGGTGTTATTATGATAAGCTTCATGAGAAATACCCAAGTGTTAAATTAATCTTCGGTGTTGAATTTTATGAATGTTTTGATATGACAGAACAAAACAAGGAAAGCAAATATTTCCATTTAATTGTATTGGCAAAGAATGAGAATGGTAGAAAAGCAATTAATCAATTGGTAACTGATTCAAATTTTCATGGATTTTACTACAAGCCACGAATTGATCTGAATGCGTTGAAACCATATGCTAAGGATCTGGTTGTGAGTAGTGCTTGTTTGGCATCTAAACTTGCCAGAGAGCCAGATTATCAGAAATGTATTGAATATGTTCGTGAATACAAAGAGATTTTTCCATATTTTTATTTAGAAATGCAGTCACATTCACATCAGGATCAAGTGGTATATAATCAGAAAATCATACAGCTTTCCAAAGACACGAAGACGCCATACATTATCACAACTGATAGTCATGCTGCTAGAAAAGAAGACCTGTATTATCAGAACTGGCATGTAAAGCTTGCTCACGATACTGAAACCGCAGCGGAAATTTATGAAGGATGTTATTTACAATGTGATGATGAAATTCATGCAATTATGGATAGCCAAATTGGAGAAGACGCAGTGACTAAAGGGCTTGAAGAAACTGATAGGATTGCAGATTTAATTGATGAAATTCACATGCCATTTCAAGCACCTCAGTTACCATCTTTCCCATTACCAGAAGGATTTGAAGATAATTATTCTTATTTAAAGTATCTGATTGATACAGGGTGGGTAAAACGAGGATTCGATAAATTACCAGAAGATGAGCAGAAACTCAGAAAAGAAAGAATTGATTATGAGTTAGATATTATTCATTCAATGGGATTCGATGGATACTTCTTGATTGTTTGGGATTTTATCAATTTTGCAAGAGAAAATGGTATTCCAATTGGTGCTGGTCGAGGTAGTTGTGCAGGTAGTTTGGTGTGTTACACGATTACAATTACAGACTTAGATCCTATCAAATATGGACTGATTTTTGAAAGATTTTTAAATCCAGAGCGAATTTCAATGCCAGATACAGATACAGATGTTGGTACACGAGATGAGATTATCCAATATTTGATCGATAAGTATGGCGAAAACAGAGTATGCCAGATTATCAATTTCAGTTTTATTACTCCAATTGTGGCAATCAAAGATGTTGGCAAGGTTTTAGGGTTCAATTATCACGAGATGGACAAACTAAGTAAAAAATTTGTATATGACACGATTGAAGAATCTTTATTGAATAACAGAGATTTAGCAGAGAATCCAAGATATGAAGAGCTTTTTGACGTTGCATCTCATCTTGCAGGTAGAGTAAAAACAGTATCTTCTCATGCAGGTGGTGTTGGAATTGTAGATACAGATATTAGTGATTATATGGCAATGAAACTTGGAACTGATGGAGAACACGTCATCCAAGTAGATAAACGTATCGTTGAAGAGATTGGGATTATTAAATTTGATATTTTGGGTGTTGCTACATTGAACACTGTAAAAGAAGCCGAAATTGACGCAGGGTTAACTGAGTTTGATGTAAATATTAACAATCCAAAGTTTGAAATGGACAAAGGATCATATGAATTATTGCGTAGTGCAATGACGAATGGTGTTTTCCAAGTCGAAAGTGCTGGTATGAAGGACTTGCTGGTTAGGTTGCAAGTCTCAAATATGGAAGAGTTGGCAGCTGTATTAGCACTGTATAGACCAGATGCAATGGATGTCTTAGAAGAATTCATTGAGTACAAACATCACCCAGAGAAAATCACATATATCCATCCAGATATGGAGCCAATCTTAAAAGAAACGTATGGATGTATGATTTATCAGGAGCAATTACTTGATATTGTTCGTAAATTTGGTGGTCGAAGTTATGGAGGAGCCGACTTATTCCGTAAGGCGATTGGTAAAAAGAATATTGAACTTGTGAAGTCTGAATCTAAAAAGCTTTATTACGAGATTATTGAGAATGGATACCCAGAAGAAATTGCAAAACAGATTAGTGAGACGTTATCCCAAAAAGGGGGATACTTATTCAATAAAAGTCATGCGTATTCCTACGCTGTATTATGCTTGCAAACAGCGTTTTTAAAGAAACATTATGCGTTGTGTTTTTTTAAGGCATTATTGAATCGCAATAAAGATAAGGCAGGAATGGTAAATAAATATATTCTTGATGCCAAGGCGTTTAAGATTCAAGTGTTACCACCAAACTTAAATAAATCAATGATGAATTTCAGTATTGACGATGTGTATATATTGTTTGGATTATCGGCTATCAGTGGTATTGGAGAAAAAATTGCAAAGGTAATTCTTGAAGACCGTGACAAAAATGGTAAATTCATAGGATTTGAAAACTTTTGCGAACGTATTAATCCAAGTAAATCACAGGTTATTCAGTTGATCAAAGCAGGTGCAATTCCAACAAAGAATAAACGTAAAACTTTAATTCAGTATTTGAAATCTATGTATCAGCCAACAACATTCAAGCCAGTTGCAAAAGCACCGAGTTACAAACAATTACTTATTAAATGGGATATTGACGCTGAAGATTACCGTATAGGTGAGAAGAAATATGATTACGACAAAGATGCAATATTGAAAGCTTATAACGATAAAAAGTATGAATTGTACAAAGATAAGGAAAAAGAACGATTTCAGAAATTTATCGCACAGAATCAAAAATATCTTGAGAATGAAGATTTTTGGGAATTTGAAGCATTGCAAATCTTTATCAACGATAACCCATTTGATCAGGCATACAAGTATATGTCAAAACAATTTCAAGATGTTGAAAATGGAGATGATTGCACTGTGGTTGCAGTGATCGCTAAAGTTGATAAAAAGAAAGATAAAAATAAAAAGACATTTGCGTATGTGAATTTATATTCTAGTTTTGGATTGACTGAGGCAATCGTCTGGCATTCGCAATTAAAAGAATATGAAGATATGATTGCCAAAGGCAATCAGATTGCGATGTTATGCAGAAAAGATTCAGACGAGAAGGTTATCGCAAAGAAAATTAAACCATATAAACAATGGCTAGAAGATATTAAGAAAGTGAAGGGGGTTGTCGCCTAAAGTGATGGATAGTACAAAAGAATATGAGTTTGAGATTGTCCCATTATATCAGATTTATTATAATGAAGAATCTTTATTTGGGATTTACACATTCTGTACAGCAGAAGATTTGCCAGAATGCAAACCATATAACAATAATGATTTTGATGACTTATCCGATAAAAAAATGAATAAATGTGGCAAATTGGTTGGTAACATGCAGGAGTTGTATTTAGGAACGAAATATAAAGTTAAAGCCAATATGACATATTCTAAGAAATACAATGAATACCAATATAAACCACTTTCTATAGTTGCTGAAGTTCCTAAAACTTTTGAAGCCCAAAAGGTATTTTTAAAAACACAGACGAATGCAACGATCGCAGATCAGTTAATTGCGAAATACCCTAATGTTGTTGAAGATGTAATGAATGGTCAGTTAGAAATGATTGACCATTCAGAAATCAAAGGATTGGGAGATAAGACTTGGAAGAAACTTAGAGATAAAATTATTAAAAATTATGTGATTTCTGATATTGTTGTAATGTTACAACCATATGGAGTTACATTACCAACGATTGAAAGATTGTTGAAATCTGAACCTAATCCAAGTGTTTTAAAAAAACAGATTGAACAAAATCCATATATACTCACTAGAGTAAAGGGCATGGGGTTTAAACGAGTTGATGATATTGCACTCAAATTAAAACCAGAATTGCGATGCTCAAATCAACGGTTAAATGCATTTATTTCCTACGACTTGCATCAAGTTGGTGATAATGATGGACATACATATGTATATATCAAAAATTTAAGAAGCGATATTAGTAATGCAGCGTCTGAATGTTTACCTATATTTGACGAATGGATTGATGAAGAATCAGATAAACAATTACCAAATTATTTATATACATCTGGAGATAAAATTGGTCTGAAATCGTATCATAAAATTGAAATGGATATTTACGAATTAATTAAAGATATTGAGAAATATTCATTTGGAAACACGACAGATTACGAACCAATAACAGATAATGAGATTAGTCAGACGATTTCTGAGGTTGAAGATGAAGAAGGGTTTATGTTTTCAGAAGAGCAAATTACAGGAGTTAACAAAGCATTAAATTGTCAAGTTGTGTTTATTTCTGGAGAAGCTGGAACTGGTAAAACAACAATTCTGAAACCAATTATAAAATGCTACCAAAAAAGAAATAATAGCATTGTTGCGTGTGCTTTATCTGCAAAAGCAGCCCAAAGAATTAAAGAAGCAACAGGCTTAGACTCACGGACTATTCATAGGTTACTTGTAGCAGAAGGTATTGATAGTTTTTGTTATAACCAAGATAACCCATTACCTGCTGATGTAGTAATCATGGATGAAAGTAGCATGACAAATGCGAGCCTTTTCTATAATTTTTTATTGGCAATTCGACCAGGAACACGATTAATTTTTTGTGGTGACTATATGCAGTTGCCACCGATTGGATTTGGTAATATTTTCTCGGATCTGTTGAAAAAGAAAGGTTTAAATAGTGTACAGCTTACCAAACCGATGAGACAAGCAGAAAAATCTGGTATTTTAACGGATGCAAGAAAGATTCGCAGAGGGATTAATCCATTGGATAGCCCACAATTAAAAATTGTTCATGGTGAACTAAATGATATGTTTTATTTGTTCAGGAAGAATAGAGAATCATTGTTCAATATGGCAGTAAAGCAGTATATCAAATCTGTCAAAGAGGAAGGGCTTGACAATGTTGTGATTATTTCTCCACGAAGAAGTAATTGTACGAACAGCACAGATGAATTGAACAAAGCAGTACAGAAAGAATTATTTGCTAGTAGTAACAAACCATTTGTTGAATTCAAAGATCGTAAATACTATTTGGGAGATAAGGTATTACAGACTTCAAATGATTACGAGCGAGATGTATTCAATGGTGATATTGGATACATTACAGAGATTGACAAAGAAAAAGAAATATGTTTGGTGTCTATGAATGCAAATATTGAAGAAAAGCTGATTGAATATTCTTTCGCCCAGTTAGGACAACTGCAATTAGCATATGCATTAACCACGCATAAACTTCAAGGATCAGCTGCGCGAACTGTGATCGGTATTATTGACAATACACATTACAAATTGCTTGATAACTGTATGTTATATACAATGTTGACACGAGCTAAGAAAAGATTTGCACTCCTTGCAGAGCCAGAAGCGTTTAAGAGATGTATTATGACAAATCATAATAAGAGGCGCACTTGGTTAAGCCTAAAAAATTAACTTTATTCTTTGCACCTATTGACAGGGTGCAAAAAGTATGATAAGATACCAATATGCTAAGGAAAGGAAATGTGAAAATGAGAAAAAGATTTTTAATGAAAGTTGTCTCGTTTAGTTTTTTAGCAATGTGTTCGGGCTTTATGACTCACACGGTTAAAGCAGAGGAGCGACCCTCGGTAGAGGCTTCAACCTTATCAACAGAGACAACTGTTGCAGAAAATAAGCAAGGCAATGTGATTTCAGACAATCCAATCAGCCAAAGCGTTGCATTAAAAGATGTTCATGAGCATTATCAGAAATGTAAGAAAGCTGATGAAGAGCAAGCAAGACAGATTCGATTAGAAAAACTTCGAAAGAAACGATTGCGAATTAAACGACAGCGGCTGAAGCGAAAGCGAGAACTTGAAAAGAGTTCACTTGGAACATTTTTGATCACGGCATATTGTCCATGTTATGAATGTTCTGAAGGATATGGATCTAAGATTGCTTGGAATCATGCAGGGCATAAATTTGCTCGACCATATCATACGATTGCGGTTGATAAAAACATTATCCCTTATGGAACAAGAGTTAAGATTGAGGGATATGGCGATACAATCTTTGTGGCAGAAGATTGTGGAGGCAAAGTAAAAGGAATGCATGTAGACGTGTTCAAATCAACACATTCCGAAACAATAAATGTGCAACAGCACAGAAAAATATATGTAGTGAAGTAATTGGCAGTTACTGAAAGACATAGAAACACAAATTAAAACAATCAACTAAACAATATAAACAAGAAAAGGAAAATCCAAAAATTATGAAAACTGAATATGTGAAAGAAATGAATGTCTTGATCGACAGAATCAATGATGCTTCATATGCGTACTACGCAGAGGATAATCCGATCATTTCAGATAAAGAATTTGACGATTTATGCGCTGCTTTAGAACGACTTGAGAGAGATTCTGGCGTTGTTTTGAATAATTCGCCCATCCACCACGTTCAAGGATTTATAATTGATTCTCTGGCTAAAGTAAAGCATACACGCCCAATGTTATCAGCTCAGAAGACGAAGGATGTCAATGAGGTCAAAAAATTTCTTGCGGATAAAATTGGTGTTTTATCGTGGAAAGAAGATGGTCTCAGTATTGTTCTCAGATACGAAAATGGACGCTTAAAACAAGCAATTACAAGGGGAAATGGCGAAATCGGTGAGGATGTCACTCACACGATGAAAATGGTACGAAATGTTCCACAGTCAATCCCTGAAAAGCGTTATCTTGAAATTCGTGGTGAAGCAGTTATTGGATATGATGATTTTGCTAAGATTAATGAAAAATTACATGGCAAATACAAAAATGCAAGAAATTTAGCAGCAGGTACTGTTAGACAGTTAGACTCTAATGTGGCAAAAGACAGGAAGTTGGCTTACAAAGTATTTGAATTAGTCAAACTTGGAGACACACCTGAATCAGAAATGCCAAGCATTGCAGATAGCTTTAAATATCTTGCAGAACAAGGGTTTGATGTAGTAGAGCATCAGGTCGTTAACCGAGATAATGTTGAAGAGTATATGGCAACATTTCAGCCAGAAGAATACAAATATCCTGTTGATGGTTTAATTATTTCCTACAACGATTATCAATATGGTAAATCGTTAGGAATGACGGGGCATCATCCATTATCGTTGATCGCCTACAAATATAAAGATGACCTCTACGAAACAATAATCAGAGATATTGAATGGAATACATCTCGTACAGGGTTGATTAATCCAGTTGCAGTCTTCGATCCAGTTGATCTTGATGGCGCAGAAACCACAAGAGCTACATTACATAATGTAAGTTACATTGAAGGGTTGGAACTTGGTGCAGGTGATACGATTCAGGTTTATCGTAGTAATATGGTGATTCCAAAAGTACACGATAATCTGACAAGAAGCAATACATTCAAGATTCCAGATACTTGTCCAACCTGCGGTGGCGAAGCAAAAATCATCAATGAAAATGGTAGTAAAGTTTTAAAATGCATGAATCCTGACTGCAAGGCAAAACTATTAAGCAAGTTTGTGAACTTTGTTTCCAGAGATGCTATGAATATTCAAGGTTTATCTGAGGCAACACTGAAAAGATTTATTGATCTTGGATGGCTGAAAGATTATACAGATATTTATAATTTAGCAGAGCATAAATCTGAAATGAAGAACCTTGATGGATTTGGTGCAAAAAGTGTTTCTTCCTTATTAAATAGCATCGAGGAAAGTCGTAAGTGTAAACTGGTTAATTTCGTAACAGCACTTGGTATTGAGCTTGTCGGGAAGTCAACAGCAAAGGATATTTGCAAGCTTATTGATAAGATTTCTCTATCGAATAATGAAAATCCATACGATGTATTTATTAAAAGAATCAAACAGAGAAAATATTTTGGTCATATTGATGGCATCGGTATTACAACTTCATTATCAATGGATGCTTATTTCGGAGACAATCTTGAAATGGTCGAGAAACTAGCCGAAGAACTTGAATTTGAAATGCCAGAAAGCAAGAAAGAATCTGCTGTTAACCTCACAGGAATGACTTTTGTTGTAACTGGTAAGGTAAATAAGTTTGCCAATCGTAATGTTATCAAGGATGAAATTGAGTCCAGAGGTGGCAAGGTTGCAGGATCTGTATCAAAGAATACGAATTATCTTGTGAACAATGATGTGAATTCTACAAGCAGTAAGAATAAAAAAGCACAACAGTTAGGTATTCCGATCATTGATGAAGATAGACTGATTAAGATTCTGAAGGGAGATACGAGTGAATAAACTAACCATTTTTGAATGTTTTGTTAGACTGGGAATCCCAGAAAGCAAAATCGAAAGGTTTGTTGTAAAAGATAATTATGTAGAATATCGCATCTGGGAACCATGCTCAATCAGCTATAACGGAGAAACATACAAATACGGTAGGCGTTGTAAAGTAAAGTATCTCACTACACCAGATGAGATGGATCTAGTTTTTGACGAGAGTTACTTCGTTAAAGATGAAGATGCAGAGTTTTGGACAGAAGATTATGAATTCTACAAACAACAGACAGGTGTAGAACCTTCAGAAATTGATTGGTCAAAACAAAAAGAGATTAAACGACCTAAATTTTAAAAGGAGAAAATTGAATATATGAAATTAAACATTAAAAAACGAATGGCGATTATTGCTGCAATTGGATGTCTCAGTATTGGTGGTATCGTGACAGGATGCACAGAGGCAGATAAAGTATCTACTAATGTATCTAAAGAAGCAGACAATTTTAACGTCTTGAGACGATTTGCTGTAATTAATACAAGGACAGACAAAGTAGAGTTTGAAATTGTCGGAGCATTTTCTTTAGAAGATGAAGGTAGTAAGAAAGTAAAACTTATTGTCGAAACAGCAGATGGCTCATATAAGAAACATATTGTCCACATGAACCGAGATAGCATGTATGTAATCGAAGATTTAGGTGGGTCTAAAGTTAACAAATATAAATATGAAGTTAACTATATTCCAGAATCAATTGTTCCATTTAAAGTTACAGAGAGTAAATAAGGTGCCGTGGCATGATAGGTAAACTTATTGACGTTACAAATTTCAATCGGCAAGAGGCGGTTGAGTTTATAAGAACGAGATGTATGGATTGTGATATTTACTATTTTTGCAATGGTGCCGATGCCGAAATATGCAATGACAAAGTGGATTATATTTTAGAAAAATTTGGAAGAAAGAGCAAAGGAGAAAACAATATGATTATTACAGGAATGGATCATTTTCAGAGTGTATGTAAGAGAAAATTAGTTGATTGGTATAACAAACATTGCGAAGAAAATCATTTGGCAATGAAAATTGATCTCAGTAATGTGTTTATCGTCTGGAGTTGTAAAACTTTACAGAACTACAAATGTTTAGCATCTACGACAGTAAGCGGTGATGGTATTTACGCAGAGTATACATACAATGGCGATAAGCAGGAGTTATATGAAGATGTGTATAAGAAATTAACAAATACATGTCATACGGAAGAATAAAGGAGAATTGATTATGGAGTTGTCAGAATATATTGCAAGTTGTAAGGAAGATATTGTTGGTTACTGGAATGATTATAAAAGGGTTTCTCCTGCGGTTACAAAAAGAAATATCATCCTTAAAAAATATTGGAAAATGGGAGAACGTTATGGAGCGATATTTACATCGAAAAAACCGTCTCCATATTATTACATAACATACTATGCGCAGAAAGAAGATGTTGTAAAAATATATGTTTTTAAAGAACTTGACAACAAAGAATCGAGCCTTGTAGATATCGGTGAGATTCATTTTGATAACATTAGATAAAATTAATCTTTGATGAAAGGGATAACAGATGAAGAAATTATTAACTTCGTTATTTGTTGAAAACAAATATCATGCAGGAACGATCTTAGGTACAATCTTAGGATTAATGGTTGTAATCGCTGTCAACTTTGCAATCGTAAATCTGTTTATTTGGTTACTACATTTTGTTGTGGTAAATCCGCTAATTGTTCCAACGAAAACAAAATGGATTATCGCAGTAATTCTTACAATTTTAGAAAACATCTTTAACAGGTAGGTGATTAAATGGCTTTGATTGGAGCAATTTTAGGAGATATTTGCGGTTCTCAATATGAGTTCCGCAGACCTCACAATTTAGATTGGAAGAACTGTGAATTGTTTACAGATAAATGTAAATACACAGATGATACAGTTCTCAGTATTGCAACAGGTATGTGGTTGTTAGATGAAACCAATAAAGAACCTTGGGAGTTCTATTTAGAATATGGTAAGAAATATTCTGGCGTAGGATATGGAGAAATGTTCGAAGATTGGTTATACGATGATGGAAATCGTGTAAACGAAAGCTTTGGCAATGGATGTGCCATGAGAATTTCGCCAATTACAATGTATTTTCGAGACATGTCTCCACTTCTAATGTTGTATAGCGATTATTCGGATATTGCTTGTAAAACATGTGAAAAAACACATAATCATTCAGAAGCTTATAAAGGTGCGTGTGTCGTTACTACATGTTCTTTAATGGCATTACGGGGGAAATCTAAAGATGAAATATACGACTGTGCGGTAAAAGAATATCCGTCTAGTCGGTATACATATGGTGTTGATCGACCACTTGAAGATTATAGAAAGAATTATGTTTGGTCTGCGACAGTTCAAGATAGTGTGCCTGTGGCAATTAGATGTTTCTTGGAAAGCGAAGATTATGAATCATTCTTAAGAAATGTATTATCTTTACCATGTGACACAGACACGATTGCTGCTATTGGCGGTGGTATTGCAGAAGATTTCTACAAGAAAACACTTGATAATTCAAATGAGATCTTAGAAAGATATCTTCCAAAAGAATTATTAGATGATGTAAGTAAAATTTATGACGAAATGCCATAAGGTAGGTGATTTAATATCATAAAGAAAATCTTAAAATTTTTCTTGTTGTCGATTGCATTAATTATTATCTGGTTTCTTGCAATATTCATATCTGTCGGAGTATTTGCATTTGTACTTTGGATGATAACAAGTATTGTAATACCAATCGGTGTAGTAGTAATTGTTGCAATTGTATTAATGGCAATCGCCATCTATATAATGGCATCGTTTATGGATTGATAGATTAAAAGGAGAATATGTTATGAGAATTAAAAAATTATTAATCGCTGGAGCATTAATGTTAACAGCAATAGGATGCGTTTCAGCATATACTATTTATGCAGATACATTAAATAATAACACTGATAAACAGGTTTCTGCAACAACAGAAGGTAAGTCAACTACAGAAACTACAAAGAACACAACAGAGCAGAAAAATAATAAGAAAAATGCCGTCAAAGAAGATCCTAAAGATACAACAAATGATGTATCGGCAACAACAGAAGAAGAAAAAAATACTGAAAATTCTACCGCAGACGACACGGACGATGCAGATTATACAGAACCAGAATACCCCGATGACGCAGATGAAACTTGCGATCATGTGTGGGCAGAAAAAACAATTGCTTATGATTCAGAGAATGGGTATCATTGGACAACTTATTGTGAAAAATGTGGGACTGTAAAAACAGAACCTGCTACAGAGGAAGAGTACGAAGAACTTGATCCTGCAACAAAAGTAAAAGAAGAAGATATTGAATATGTAGATGATGATTTTGATGAGGTTGTAGAGGAATCGTCAGAAACAGCAACTGAAAACTAAAATATAGCCTAAGGAGAAAATGAGTATATGACAAAATTAGAGCAGTTAAATTTATTAAAGGATAGAAAAGCCGTCTTAATTGCTAGAGGCAAAGATAATGGCAAAATCGTAACAAAAATCAATAGAAGAATCAAGAAATTAGAAAAGGACTTATAGAGATGACAGGAGATAAAAGTAATGTTTTAATCGCTCTGGTTGGGCGATCTGGAGCAGGCAAAAGTGTCTCAGCGAAGTATCTGGAAGACATTTATGGTCTGAAATATCTACGATCATATACCACTAGAGAGAAGCGAGCAGATAAGCTTGATGATCATACATATGTAAATCTAGCCCAGTATTCAAGAATTACAGGCAAGGTTGCAGAGAATCATTACACTGGCAATTGGTACTGTGCTACAGAAAGTCAGTGTGATGATTCAGACGTATATGTAGTTGATGTTCCAGGATTAAAACAGTTAAAAGAAAATTATCATAAGAAACATATCTTGGCATTATGTATTGATACACCAAGTTCTACACGTATTCAGAGAATGAAAGATCGTGGAGATACAAGTGATGCAATTGATGAAAGAATGAAAAAAGACGAATCTGCTTTTGAAGAAGCTTATGATTTATGCGATGCCGTTATTAATAATGAAGGAAGTTTGTCTATGACTTGTCTGAATATTATGGCTGAGCTAGAGAGATTCAAAAGACAGATTAGAGACACGGAAGGAGCGACAACAAAGGAAGTTGATCAGAACAATTAATCAGCTTAGGAATTTAGTTTCTAAACTACACATAGAAAAAGAGGTACTTGTTAAGGATGTAGAAACAGGTAAGACAATGATGATTGAGAGCGTATCAACCGAAAAGATTGATGGTGATGGTAACGATGCACGATATACGTTGAACTGCAAGAAAGCAGGAGACGGGTGCGTTACATATAGATGATGATATTATTACATAATTTATTGGAGGTCTTTTATTGAAAGTAATTAAAAGAGATTGTACTGTTGTCGATTTCGACAAGACCAAAATTTACACAGCGATTATGAAAGCAATGAAAAATGGATCTGGGTTAATTAAGGAAGATATTGCAAAACAAATCGCAAGAGAAATCGAAAATGATTGCAGTAAATTACCAGAAGAAATTGACATTTCTGCAATTGAAGCAATGGTATTTAAGAAACTTGTTGAGAAAGGGCAGGAATTAACTGCTAAAGCTTGTGAAGGTTATCGCAGTGTTCGTGAGTTCCAGAGAGAGAATTATGACTCTATTGACAGCGAAGTTCTTGGGCTTATTGAGGATGCCAACGAAGAAATTAAAGATGAAAATGCAAATAAAAACTCTGTATTAAATCCAACAAAAAGAGATTATATTGCTGGTATCGTTAGCGAGGATGCGACAGAACGCTATTTACTTCCACCAGAAATTGTACAGGCACATAAGGAAGGCATTATTCATTTTCATGACAGAGATTATTTTTTACAGAAAATGCATAATTGTGGGTTATTAAATATTGAAGATATGCTTCAGAATGGAACTGTAATTAGCGAAGTTTTAATCGAAAAACCGCACTCATTTTCAACTGCTTGCAATATTACGACTCAAGGCATTGCACAAGTAGCTAGTTCTCAGTATGGCGGACAGAGTATTTCTTTGGCACATTTAGCACCATTTGTGGATGTGAGTAGAAAGAAAATTAGATCTGAAGTTGAATTAGAATGGGCGCATGTTGATATTCCATACAAAGAGCAACATATTGAAAAAATTGTAGCCAATAGATTATATGAAGAAGTCAAAAAAGGCATACAAATCATACAGTATCAGCTGATCACGCTTATGACGACTAACGGACAATCCCCATTTATTTCCATTTTTATGTATCTGAATGAAGCTAAAACACCGCAAGAGAAAAAAGATTTGGCTTTATTGATTGAAGAGATGATTAGACAAAGAGATGAAGGAGTGAAAAATGAAGATGGTGTATTTGTTGCACCAGCATTTCCAAAATTAATTTATGTCCTGGAAGATGATAATTGTGACGAATCTACAGAATATTGGTATCTGACAAAATTAGCAGCAAAATGTTCTGCGAAAAGATTGGTTCCAGATTACATCTCTGAAAAGGTTATGAAAGAGTTAAAAGGCGACGTCTATACTTGCATGGGGTGCAGGTCGTTCTTAACACCCGATCGTTTTACAGACAAAGGGATTGGCAATATTGCACACGCAAAAAATTATGACCCAAAGCAGCATAAATATTATGGTAGATTTAACCAAGGAGTCGTTACATTATCTCTTCCAGATATCGCATTGTCTTCTAAAAAGAATATGGATGAATTTTGGGCATTATTTGATGAACGAACAGAATTATGTCATAAAGCACTCAAAGAAAGACATAAACGTCTTCTTGGAACAAAGTCGGATGTCGCACCTGTTCTTTGGCAATATGGGGCGTATAGTAGATTAAAAAAACATGAGGTAATTGATCCGTTATTATTTGATGGATACTCAACTATTTCATTAGGATATGCAGGATTATATGAATGTGTCAAATATATGACTGGGCATTCTCATTCAGATGGTGGAATTGGTGAAAAATTTGGATTAGAAATCATGAAGCGAATGAATGATAAATGTGAGAAGTGGAAGAATGAAGAAAATATTGATTACAGTATTTATGGTACACCTTTAGAGTCTACAACGTATAAGTTTGCTAAATGTTTAAAGAAACGATTCGGTAATGATGTGTTTGAAAAAATTGACGGCAAGGACAGAAATTACATTACAAACAGCTATCATATTCCTGTATTTGAAGAAATTGACGCCTTTGACAAACTTCGTATTGAAGCAAAATTCCAAAAACTTAGTCCAGGAGGAGCAATAAGTTATATTGAAACTCCTAATATGGAACATAATGTGAGTGCTTTATTGGAAGTAATTAAATATATGTACGATCATATTATGTATGCAGAAATCAATACAAAGAGCTGTTATTGTGAAAAATGTGGATACTCTGGCGATATTCCATTAGTTGACGAAGATGGTATTTTGAAATGGAGATGTCCTCAGTGTGGTAATGAAGATGGCTCTACTATGGATATTGCATTCAGATGCTGTGGTTACATTGGAACTTCTAAGAATGGAGGCAATCAGGGAAGATATGGGGATATCCATGATCGAGTTTACCACTTAGATGATAAGGAGCTGAATAGATGAGATACGCTTCAATAAGAAAAATGGACATTAGCAACGGAGAAGGGCTTGGCGTAGCCCTCTTCGTTCAAGGATGCCACTTCCATTGTAAGAATTGTTTTAATAAAGAAACGTGGGATTTTAATGGCGGCAATAAATTAACTTTTAAAGAAATTGAGGAACTATTGCATCAGTTATCAAAGCCCCAATATACAAGGTTAAGTATTCTTGGCGGTGAGCCTTTAGCAAAAGAAAATAGAGATGGTGTTTCTGCAATATGCAAATTTGTCAAAGAGTTTATGCCAGACAAAAAAATCTGGTTATATACAGGGAATAAAGCAGAAGATATTGGTTTGGACTTAGCTGAATATTCTCGCAGAAGTAGAACAAACCATCTTATGTACGATTGCAGACTTGAGATTCTTCCTTACATAGATGTCCTCGTAGACGGACAGTATGTAGACGAATTGAAAGACATGTCTTATCCGTGGGCAGGATCAACAAATCAGAAAGTGGTTGATGTACAAAAATCATTAGAAAGAAATGTGGTGGTCTTATGGAAAGGCACTTCGGATAATCTGTCCATGACAGAAGAACACAATGAAAATGAGTGAAATAAAACACTTTTGTCAAAATTATTAAAATAAACATAAGAAAATCGTTGAAATATAAGGGATTTTTCACATTAAATATAGCAATAAAATTCCACTTTTATCCCACTATAGAAAGGAGTGTGCTAATTATGCCAAAATCAAAAGATTGTCTACAGGATACGGACTTTCTGCAATATGTTCCTACAAAATTTCAGCAGAATCGTAAGACAATGTTAAAGAAAAGAAATCGTAGGAAGAGTTATCATCAAAGGTTAGCGAGACTTAAAAATATCAGTGGGTATCCTGAACCTGTGCAATATGTAGACAAGTATTATTGTGAGTTCTATGAAATCCCATACAAGAAACCTTATTATAAAAGACTATATATCAGCGATTACAGTAGGAATTATAGATTTCATAAGAAACTGTCTAACAAGAAAGTTCGGAGAATATTGGACGTGCCAAGCAGAGGTGACTATAAGAAAGTACACGATCTATGGTGGGAGACAATTTAGAAAGGAGAAGGTATGACAAAAGAAGCATTAGATGATATAAGAGAAGTTATTGGTACACTAAGCGTTTGCATGAGCTATAAAAGCATTAATAACATCACATCAATTCCAACTTATGATTTATTACATCAAGTCAATATTTTAAAAAAAATTGTGCAGAAAAATATCGATCATGTAGTTGATGGTAGTCGATGCGTAGTTGTGGAAGAATCAAATTCTGAAAAGTTTAAAAATTGCGTAGACAGTTACTTAAATAAAGGTTACAAAATTTCAGCATCCTCATGTAACAGCAAAACTTGGAAAGCAATTCTTGTAAAAGAAGATAAAGAACAGGAAAGTGAGTGAATTGAATAATGAGTAATATTCCATTAGTGTGTGACCATTGCGGTAAGGTATTTTTCGATTATCACGGTAGCAATTGGTGTGATTGTGGAGCTAAATGGTGTAGCGAAACATGTGCAGAATTAGATGGATATGAAAAAGAGAATTTTGGATCTAGCTGTAATTACTGTCGTGGTGATGATTTTGAAGACAGTGAATTGCTTGAATTTGTAGTTTCGGCACTTGGTGTTAGTAGAGAAGATCTTGTCGCTTTTTACAAAGAGTCTAAGGATCAACTTAAAAAAGGGAATATTTGTAAATTTAACGGACGCATTAGTTTTAGTTCTTATACTCAAACAGGAGATACGGTTATTGCTGGCATCACGTTAAGACATGCAACAAAGAAAAGAGATATTTATGAATAACAGAGATTTACCAAAGAAAGATGATATTTACAAACACTTCAAAGGACATTTTTATAAAGTGATTGACCTTGCGACTCATACAGAAACAAATGAGAAACTGGTAATTTATCAGGCAATGTATGGAGATTTTAACATTTATGCCAGACCAGTAGAAATGTTTCTGAGTGAAGTTGATCACGAGAAATACCCTGATGTAGAACAGAAATACAGATTTAAGAGAGTAGGTGACAAGCCATGCAGAATCATTAGACCAGACGATATGGTAGTTGACACCGAAGAACTTGGCATTCTAACATGCCATTATAAATAATAATGTAACATTTCTAGTTACATTTCTGATGACTATTCGAGGAGAAATATCTATAGATTAGACATGTCTTATTTCTTCCATATGATGACTTTAAAATTTTGTTTTTATCTACGTTTCAATTTCTGTAGGTAAAACAATACAAAAACAAATACATAAGAAAGGTTTTATCAAGTAATCCTAGGTAAAACGCAGTGCGCTGCCTTGTAAATACAAGGTTCAAATGACAGAAAATAAAAACAAAACTTCAAGAAATAAAACATGGAAATTAGTAAATTTTTGCGAGTTTGATAAATTTGCTATCAAATCTTATTGTACAGTACATAACGTAGATGAATCGCTAAATCTTGGTGATATTACAAAAGTGGATGAAACAAAACTCAAACCATTTAATATGATTTGTGGAGGATCACCGTGCCAGGACTTTAGTATTGCAGGGAAAGGAAAAGGTTCGGTTTGGACTTGCAAACACTGTGGACATACTTATAACCCATTAACAGTCCATTGGTCTGAACGTGATGCGTGTCCAGAATGTGGCTCAAAAGATATTGAAAAGACAAGATCCTCTTTATTGGTTGAATACTTAAGAGTTATTCGTGCCAATAAGCCAAACTTTGGTATTTATGAAAATGTAAAAAATATTGTAGGTAAAAAATTTAAAGATACAACATTTAAATTATTTACACAGGAACTTGAAGAATATGGATATAACGTATATTGGCAAGTGCTTAACGCAAAACATTATGGTATTCCACAAAATAGAGAAAGAGTGTATCTAATCTTTATTAAGAATGAATTAGATAATGGAAAGTTTAAATATCCAGAACCATTTGATAATGGTGTTCGATTAAAAGATATTTTAGATGACGAAGTGGATGAAAAATTCTATATCTCCAAAGATAAAGTGCAAAGATTTTTAACAAATCTTAATAATAAAGATGCTTTATTATATGATGCATGTCAGGTAAAAAGAGAAGGAAAATCAAGAGAATATAATAATTTTTGTCCTACGTTAACGTCCAGAGATTATAAAGATCCACGTCTTGTTAATGACAACATTGTAAAACAAATTGGCTCAATTTCAAAATGTGAAGGTAATTGGAATAACCCTCAAGTTGGGAGAATTTACAGCACAGATGGATGTAGCCCAACATTAAATACTTGTGGTGGCGGTAGCCATGAACCAAAGATTGTGCAGCTAGGAAATGTTAATCCATCTGGCAATGGTATGAATGGAAATGTATATGACAATGACGGGATTAGTCCAACGGTCACGACAAATAAAGGCGAAGGGTTAAAAGTTGCGATTAAACAGGCGACTAAAAAGGGTTATGTAGAATGTGAAATTGGTGGCGTTGCAGATCTCTCGTATCCAGACTCCAAAACCAGAAGAGGTAGAGTTCAAGAAGATGGTAAAATTTGTCCGACTTTGACTGCAACCGAGACAGGAGTGTGCAGAATTGAATCAGATATTAGAATCCGAAAATTAACACCAAAAGAATGTTGGAGACTGATGGGATTTGATGATAAATCATTCAAGGCTGCTGAACAGGTAAATAGCAACAGTCAGTTATATAAACAAGCAGGGAATTCAATTGTTGTAGATGTTTTATATTACATATTTGTTGAATTATACAAAGCAATGCCATATCTATTTAACAATCTTAAGTTAAGCAGCTTCTTTTCTGGAATTGGAGCATTTGAAGTGGCATTAGATCGATTATATAAAGGAATTAACAACGGAAATTTTACAAATCCACAGGCAATATAGTGCATGTCTGTGGAGATAGTAGAAAATTTGTTAAAATAAATCATTTACAACTTACAAAAAGTAAGTGGGTAAATAATAAATATGAAGAATTTTATAAAAAACATAAATATTTCCCAGAATTTTTTGATGTATATAACTGCTTAGAAGTAAAAAATATTGCTTCAACGCTTTCCACAAGAAGTAATGGTGCGATGGGAAGTGGAACGATATTGATAATGGAGGAATATGGGCGAAAAGAATAAAGATTTAGATAATTTATATTTACAGTGCCAAGGTTGTGCGAATAAGTATACTTCTTTTGAGTGTGCTTTATGCGAAGACTTTGACATGTACAAAGAGGAATATAAAGAAGACAAAGAAGTAAAAGAAGCAAATACAATTACGATCATTAAATCTGACGACTGGCAATCTATTGAAGTCAATGGGACTAAAATAGAAAACCATAAATTAGATGTTGATGATTTTACAGATGTTTTAAAGAAATTAGGGTTCAATGTCAATGTAATATGGGAGGATTCAGATGTTTAAAATACAAGAAATTGGCAGGTCTCCAACACCTAAGAAACCAATTACTGTGTATGCAGTTCGGGAAGACAAAGATAGTGACAGTTATTGTGATTTTGAAACAGTTGAATTCCTCATATACAAAGACGATAACTGGGTTTGGATAAGTGGCTTGTGTTATGAACCATATGGATTAAATGAATCGTGTGAAATATAAAAGGAGAGTTAATTGTTCCAGAAATTAAAAGAGAAAATTAGAAAATGGTTGCTAGAAATTCTGCAACCAGATATTGATGCCTTAAAAAATGAAATTGATGAAAGCAATACTACGTTAAAAATTGCCCAAAGTAATTGCAATGATGCAGCTCATCAGTGTCAGATTTCAACACAGCAGAATGAAGAAATGAAGAAGATGTACAACCAGATCACAGATGTAGCAGTTGACGTTGGATTTCATGATTCAGAACGTTCGTGGGCAGTTGTATGTATTGCTGGGAGACCTGAATATGTAAAATTTATTCCTTTAAGCGGTGCAGATGCTAGAACTGTTATGAATTTTTTAAGACAGTTTCAGTATTCACGGCTCATTGTTGATAGTCCACTAAGATTCAAAGATGAACTTCAGAGATATTTTATATAGAAGGAGATTAGCTATGACAAATAAACCAACAACATTGATTATTAAAGACAGAGGAACAGGCAAAACAACACAGTTGCTTTACACAAGTGCAACAACACAGTATCCGATTATTGTGCAGAACAAATTGCAGACAAAACTGTTATTAGACAAAGCAAACGATCTTGACTTAATTATTCCAGTGCCTATGACTGTAGAAGCATTTAAGAACAAGCGTGGAATGAATTATGATCATGTTCTTATTGATGAAGGATACAATTTAATTGGCGAAGCTCTTGATTATTATTTAGGCGCACATGTGGCAGCAGTGACGCTTACTGATAGAATAAAAGAATTTGCAGATAAGTGAGGTGTGAGATTAAATTGGAAGAACCAAAATATATGACAGTTGGACAGCTCAAGAAAGAGTTAGCAAAATATTCAGATGATACACCAGTATTGTTCGGTTGCGATATGGAAGACGAATTTGCTGAAACAATTGAAGACGACACTATCACAATCGATTATGGAATAGGTTATCGCAATTGTAGGATTGTGAGAATTTGTTAAGGAGGATTTATGTCTAAAAAATTAGCAAGAGAAGACTATGGGGGGGGGTCTTTGGGCACAACCCTGTTACAGTAAGAGATCTTATCTCTAAGCTAGAAAAATTTGATAAAGACTTGATTATAATAAGTGGAATTAATACGTATAACGAAACAATTACCACTTTAAAAGAAATTGATGTTCAGGACATTGTCTTGGATAACGGAACGCTTATTTCTGGATCAGTGGTACTTATTTCATAGGAAATAATCAATTTACATAAAAGAAATATTTAATTTGCGAAAGGAGTGGTAAGCGTATGTTCACGAACGATAAACCTTTCATAGTATCGGGAAGTCTAAAAGATACATTTAACGGGACGTTGGAAAAGACATTGAGATTCATTGTTGATATTTATGGAGAAACAGCAGATGAATTACGTGGAATTAAAGAAGTAGACGGAAAGTTATACTTTGGATGGATACCGACAAAAAACAGAGATGACGATGCTTTAGATGAAGAATATATGAAACAGTGGGATATTGTATTGTCTGGAGATATTATGAAACCATCTTTCAATATGTTGATAGAGATTATCATTAATTGGTTGAATAGTGACAACGCAGTATACGAGTATGACAGATTATATTATGAAGAAGATGATCTTGATTACGCTGAAGAGTTGATCAAAGGATGGACGATTTCTTCTATTACATATGATGACAATTGCCCAAGTTTTAGCGTATTTTCTGTTACACCACGATGGGGAGAGATTGGCAAATGATTGAAATTTTAAAAGAAGGAACAAAGAAAAAGACAACCTGTAAAAATTGTGGCGCAGTTTTAAGTTATGAAATGGAAGATGTATGTAGGTGTCAAAATTCTCCATGGGATACTGGACATGGATATATTATAGATTGTCCAGATGTTGAAGCATTCGGTCACATTACATGTCCGCAGTGCAATTATAGAATCGACGTTTGATATATAAAATAAGATAGAAAGGTGGTGAAAAGCAGTGCATCCTAACCGATTTTTTGATGAATGCGCTATCAGAACAGGAATTGATACAGTTGAAATTTTTGATGAAGAATTACGATCTAAGCTACATGATACACACCCAAAGAACTTTATCAAAACAAGAATAGAATTGCCAGTATATCAAATCAAACTAGCATATTTTACAGCAAAGGGAAACTATAAAAATGCATACAGATATGCAGTATTCAACTCAAAAGATGATAACGAGTATTCTGATTTTTGGCTCGATATGTTTGTAAGAGATTACAATAATGAGAATCCAGATCATCCAATGAAAGATTGCGAAATCTTAGATATGAAATATATCGGAGACGCTGTGCTGCCGATTGGTTAGGCTTCAACCATTTGTACTAATTACCTTTAGAATATAAAGGTTTTCACGAAGATATGATTCAACGGATCGTTGGTTAGATTGTATCG